GGAATATCTATAGCGCCCTATGGGCCGAAAGCATATTGGACAGCACAAAGACCTGAATTAACAGGTCATACTAAGTATCTTTGTATCATTAGTATGGAATTATTGTGTACTACTGATCATATGTCTGAGATCGCGACAATAAGATTGTCCTGTATTAGTAATAATACCGAACTGCTTTAGTCGAGATATCAAATCAGACTGAATAATGTGTATCTTGTATCATATATGTTTCGTCATATATCATTATTCGAGTATCATCAAGATCAGTAATGAAGAGAACTAACCATTCTCAAGACCATAGGATATGTAGCTTTGGTCGGCTACATATCCACTAATAAGATTAATTATAAAAATAGCAGGAGTATTGTATAACATAACGAAGGCCTACCTGTAGAGAGTGCTGTGAACAGTGTTAAATAATAAAGCTGGAAGGATGGCTTAATTCTGCACGTGAGTTATACTTTAATTAATCTTATAAACTCATTGACTGTTAGGTCTATTGAATCATTGTTTGGACGAGGGTTCGACTCCCTCATGCTCCACTATAAATACAAATGTATTTATATATGTACCGAAATGCGGTTTTCTACTCTTCTTTTTCCTTAAAAAGAAGAGACTAGGGGCATTATGGTTTTGACAGCAATAGTGAAAGTAGAATAGGTCAATAAGCAGATAACTGGCAATACAAGTTATGTAACAGATTACACTCGCTTAGTAGCGTAAGTAATCAACGGCTAAGCTAATGTCGTAGAAAGCTGGAGTAAGTAAGCTTTGCATGGCAGTGAAGCCTTAGATATTACTAAGAGATAAGGTGTTCGAGTCACCTACTTACTACAAATTAAATTAAGTTTAATCAATAAATATTAATTTGAAATGGGATTAATAAAATTTATCAGAGAAAAACTTCCTGAACCTTTAGACAAGGCTAGTAGGGAATTAAGAATGAAAGAAAAACTGGTACAACGTATCAACTCTGTAGTACCTCAGTGTTACAAGAATAAGTATCACTATAAAGAAGGAATTTCTAAAGTAAGAAATATATTCTTCTTTTGGGAAACTAGAGGTACTGAAATCATCCATCTTATAGATGTAAGTGATTTAACTACTAAAGACGAAGAGAAATTTCGTGAACTTGAAATAAAAGCAAGAAACTATCAACAACAATGCGTATAAGATACTTTGCATGGTTTGACTCTAAAGCCGAACGTACTGAATTTATCAGTATCCTTAATCAATCTCGCTCAGAATCTGAAGCAATAAGTAAACTCTTAGATAAATATCCAGACTTAAGTATGTCTGCAATATCAGGAGTAGTAAATAACTTTCAAAAAGAAATAAACAAAAAGTCATGAAACTAAACCATCCTGGAATCTACCGTATTATTGGAGAAAACTATGAATTGTTAGCCAATATAGTAGGAGAAGTACCGTGTTTAAGAATTACTTCTGCATTACTTATGAATGACCTTGTTCAAAGAGGTAAGTTTACAATATTATCTGAGGACTCAATTGAAATACAAAATGTATGTAATAATCCAGATGCATTCTTGTTCTTCGAGCATGAATACTCAGAAGTATGCCCATTACCACCTTATAGGCAATCTATTCGTGGTACAAAAATGCCAGATATCAGTAATGATATGATGAAAGCATTTACAGAGCGCTATATAAGCGATATGTCTATAAACGGCAGAGGAATTGAAGCTACAAAAGCTTATATTCTAAGTGTAACAGACTGGAGCCTAGCGCAAATAAACGTATTATTACTTAGAATAGCTAATAGTGTACGTCGCAATGGTCGTAAATAGTATTACTGTTTATACTTATCTGAATAAATGTCCAATAAGATATAATCAGATAAATTGGAGACCGTCCTGGTATGTATTTTTAAGAATACAAAACAAGGAAATAAGAGAAACAGAATTCCACAAATTCTTCAAAAAACAAACATTGTCTAAAGTACTAGCATGGTATGATACCCAAATACTACAGCAAATAGGCATAGCTTCTAAAACTACTCTTGAAGTAAGAATAAGAATAGTCTGTGGTATGGTAAACAAATTACCTATTGAAGTACTTACTCGTGATTTGAAGATTGAGTTCATGGAATGTATATGGGATACTTTCCGTAAGTTCTATGATGAATGGAATGAGTGGTATTGTAGATATATATTGCAATTACCTTTCTAGGGTTATAGTCATTGGGTTGACTATAACCCACACTAAAGCCCGTAATTATGACAGATGAAGAAAGACAACAGCTTTTCGATCTGATCAAACAGGCGAAAGAAGGCAAACAAAGTGCCTTTACAAAGCTTTATGAAAAGTATAATCGAATTATATACAGTACTATATATCGTATTGTAAATAATAAAGATGCAGCAGATGATTTATTATCTGTTACTTTTACTAAAGCTTTTTCTAAGCTAGATAGTTATATTAACAATATTTCATTTGAAATGTGGTTAAAGACTATAGCTATAAATAGTAGTATTGATTATATTAGACGTACTAAAAAGGAGAATGCAAACTATTGGCTGGATGATGACACTAGCACTGTTCAATTGAGAAGTTCGGCCGACTACTCGCCTGAAGATAACTATATCTTCAATGAAACAGATGCTAGATTAACAAATGCCTTCAATAGACTCCGATATAAGTACCGATATATACTTGAGCTACGAACTATTCAGAATATGTCTTACAAACAGATTTCTGAACAATTGGGTCTCTCAGAGAGCCAAGTGAAATCTCAGCTTAATAAAGCTAGAGAGAAGTTAAAACAATTGTTAAACTAAAACTTTACAAACATGTCAGCAATTTGGATTATTGTGCTACTATTAGTAGCATTTGTCTTTGCGAGAAACTTTCGCAGTGACAAGATGTGGTGGATTTATATCTCCTGCATCATAGCTGGCTTGTTAGTAGGTATGTTGAGTAAGGAAGTAATCGTGCGTTCAGGAATGAACAAACAAGATACTTCCATTACTCAGCTAATCAACACCGTTGATGACTTCAATTACGCATGCACACAAAGCTTAGTGCGTACAGTGACAGAAGGTACCGCCAATCGCCTATCTGGGGTTGTGAGTAACATGTCAGAATTGAAATTAAAGTTATCAGACGCATTGATTAGTAATACCTGTGCTAACGGGCGTGACTCACCAGCAATAGAGGATGATAGTTGACCTCTTTAAATATTCTATCGACTGAAATATTAAAAACATTATTAACCACCAAAAAATTATCAAGATTATGGCACAAAAAGAAATGTCTAAAGCTGAAAGAAAAGCAGCATTAAAAGCAGCTAAAGCAGCTGCAAAAGCAGAAGCAAAAGAGAACAACAAGAACAGTCAACAAGTAAAAGAAGCTGAGAAATCAGCTGAAACAAAAGAGACCAAGAAAGAGGAAAAGAAGCCTCAAGTAGCTGCACAGACAGTAACCAATAAAGAGCAGAAAGGAGAGACGAAAGAACAGAAGGAACAGAAAAAGGAGCAGAAGCCTAGCACCCAAAAGCAGAAGAAGGACAAAACTCCGACAATCATTCCTGAAGAAGTCACAGAAGACAAACCCAAAGTATCTCCTGAAGAGAAAGCTCTCAAACGCGCAACATCACTTGTAGGTGGAATAACCGGCGCAGGTATTCCTGTAGGTTCAACAGCTTCATCGGTAGACGGAAAGGCCATGTTAGCATTTGTAATGCAGCAGCGTTACGCTAACAACGAAGAACTTGCCAAACGCTATCCTGAAGTATATGTAGATATCAATCGTACAATTGATGTAGTAAGTCTGCTTGCTCTTGTTGATATTCGCCAAGACTTATTCAACCGTGGTGAACGTGGTGAATTGCAACTAATGATTGACGCAAATCAACTCATGCCGTTGCAAGGTATGGCTGAAATGCTAGGTATTAAACTAGCTCCAGCTAAAGCTTTACCGGGAGGTGATGACGGTCAACTGGCTATTGACTTCAACAAGTCAGAAGTTCCAGAAGAACTAGCAAAAGATGCTGGTAAGACTGTTACTAAGGTACCGGAGCTTGATCCGAACAAGATTACAACAGATGAGGAAATTGACGAAGCGTTAACTTACCTCATTAACAAAGAGAGAAATGTAGCAACAAACATTGTTAACACCGTAGAATGGTATCGTACTCTACGCGGCCTTAAGGAAACTAACGCTGACAAGAAGTTAGCATTAGATGAGATGACAGTAGGTGATTGGATGAATGAAATATTCAGCCGTATCAACCCTGTTAGCTTACTTAAGGGATTAGGAAGCTCAGTATATGTGTATACTTCACAGACTGGCTCTCCGTGTATGGCACACTCAGTACTTCACAACCATTTGACGAAAGCTGGATGGAGTGAAGAACAAGTTGCAGAAACTGTACGCGCTCTTATCAATGAGAATTTCCGTCTGAAACAGAAGGATAACAAAGAACTCACGCCAGAGTCAGATAAGGCTATTTCAGCTATTATCTCGAACTTAGGTGAGGAGTACATTGATAAGTTGTTTGCAGATTGGGGAATCAATCTTGAAGGAGTAGAAGAATCTAAGAAGAACCAGCTTGAGAATGATCGAAAGATTGCTCGAATGGTATTAGGTTCTATTAAGACTAACTTCTTCAGTAAAGATGAAAGCCCGACACCTGATGAACTTCGTCTGAAAGTTGGTCAGATTATCAATCTGTATCGTGACCCAGCTTCTCGTCTTGCTGCGTACTGCCAGTCATCAATAACTTCTCCAGTAGAGAAGGAATACCCAGAAAAGAAGGAAGAAAAACCCGCCGATGAAAAAAAAAATTAAGCATGTGGCGTAAGTTTTTACAATTCATAGGGTATAAAGACTAACCATTCTCTAAAATAGCATAATCAATATGAATTTTAGATTTATTACGGCTGTCGGCATGTTCATCGCCAGTTGCATAATTGGCTTTGGACTGCGACAGACAGTCACAGTAGTACAGGCAGCACCTGTAATTCCTTCACCTATAGAAATGCCAAAATTTCCTATAGTTAATAGTGAAGAGAGTAAGTCTGTCGATAAGATAGATGTCGAAGTAGACCTATCTACATTAGAAGTATCCGTGAAAGGAACAACAGACGCAATTGTGAATGTAAAGACTATTGGTGAACCAAAACCAGTAGTTAAGTGGAGAACTAAAGTAATAGAGAAAGAAGTAGCTTCTGGATATCCCTATATTAAATCTGTAGGGATTATGCCAGATAGCATTAAAGCTATTTCTCCATTATCTAAAGTAAAATCATATGGTAAGTAATCTAGTTATACTAAAACAAATGATACGATTATCTCGTATCATTAAAGATATGAAAGAAGCAAGGTGTAAACTTAGTTCTATCTTATCTCAATCCTCTTACTTTATAGTAGAAGGAGACCAGTCTGATATTATTAATAATCAGACTAAAGATAGTATAGCTAATTGCTTATATACTGAAAAGTACTTACGTTTGTCTGTAAGTAATGCTTGTAAATGTTTGGATGGATTTAACGCAAGTATCATGGAACCAGTTGATTATATCAGTAGTAGTGATGTAAAAAACAAATTCGTAGATATTTGTAAAGGTAAGAAGATTGTTGCAACAATCTGCCTGAGTACAGGTAAAATTACTATGTTAGAACCAGAACATAATGAAAATGTAGCTGAATAGAAAAGCTCAGTGGAAAATAGTTAATGACAATAACCACTTAAAAAACCTATAATTATGTCATAGTTCGAGAGGAGTAAAACTGTAGCGTGAATCACTCCAGCGGAAGTCATGCGAGGTACATAATAGTACAAGTCGCGCCGTGTTAGGGAGCTGTAGTCATTTCTGCTGGCCCGAAAAAGTACAGAATCCGAGAATATGTTAGCTGCTAAAACAGTGAGATCACTCAAAAGGTAGGATATTAGGCTAAAACGTCTGAAAAACGGATAGCAGGGGATCAGAGTGCTTAATCCTCATTAGGTATTGAGAACCGTCTGGTGAATACTAAATACTCTTAATTACTGCAAACAGTACCGCTAATGCAGAATTATAAATCAAAGCAAGGAGAACGAAATCTTCTACAATTACTCGTTTTAGATTATCAAAATCAGAATCAATAAGGAGTATAAACACGACGCTGAAACAGGGGCAATACGGTTCCTGACTTATTCCTTTGGAAAGAATAAGTGAAGCCGAGAGGCAAGGTTAGTTTCACCTAAAGAAAGCAGCCAACTCATGGAAAAAAAGAGACAGCATATAACGCGATCACCGGTCTCCAAAATCGGTTAACAAAAGTGCAACTATGCACCCAGAAAGGAAAAATAGCATTGCTAACTATAGTGTTCAGTACACATCAGCTGTGATGCAATATGCAATTGTGGATATTGGAACTTGTACTTATGAAGGTAGTAAATTACTGATACTAATGTAAGGATAACCGTGTTATGGTACACACTATGTAAACTTGACTGATTATCGTGGAGCAGAAGCCAATTCTGTGCCTTATGGTAAATAGGGTCCTCGTGAAGGTGGATACGCAATGTTCCAAGGATGAAGTAGGAGTGATGTATATGAGATTGATACAGTCTTTCAAGTCTAAAGTGACTCACGTGCTTGGTCGTTCGTGTGAGTATAATTGAATGAGGAATGATTACGGAGCAACAGACTCGTCGAGCGGTTTGAGGGCGCTATAACCCTGATTCTAGATACAGTGACCTTTAGCAAGTCATATTATGTGGTAAAAATAAGACTAAGGTGATGCAGAGAAAACACCTATTAAAAAACGGCAGAGCTTATAAGTTTCAAGATATGTAAACTTCTTCTTAATATAATGCAGTTCACGCCAGAATTGTTGTTATTAATAGTCGTATTTAAAACTAAGGAGATACAGAAGACTATGCCATTAGGTTATGAGTATAAGATGTTATGCTGTATTTACTAATGTATCTACGCTGAATAAAGCCAGCTATGAATAAATGAGCTTTAATTGTTTAATCTTTAATAAAATGGGAAGTTCAATGGAACTGTAAACGCTGAGACTACCGTTCGTAAGAGTAGTGTGAGTAGACAGGTCGCCACCCCGACTACCAACCGTTATCGCTGACATTGACACTTCGTAAAGTACTAATTGCAACTTAGTATGTATGAAGAACGCTGATTCAGATTTAAAGTAATAAATATAAGAGTATACTGTCTATATACTCAGGTTTCTCATGCAACAGCGGAGATAGTACCGGTATTTATGATGCTGATGAGAGGTGGAAATCCTCGTATTCGTGTAGTATAAATAAGAAATCCGAGAGGTCAAGTGGGTGTCTTGAAAAATTAGGCAGCTTGTAGTGTTTTAGTAACGTTTCTCGACAGAAACGACCCTCATTCGCTTAGAATGTTGTAATCCTTAATTACTCCTAGGCATACCAGTTGCTGATGAAAGAGTTCGATATATTATGCTTGTACAATACTTATGCAAGAGAACATGATATAAAGTAGGGTGATGGGTGCGGTAAGCATCGTATAAATTGAATCTTATCCGTTGGAGTACGATAAACTTATATTACCAAAGTATTATCAGAAGTAACTCTCAGAGTATTTCTCATAAATTATTTCAATTTATTTTCAAAGTAAACCAAGTAGATTATGTGATTGAATTCACTACTAAAATTTTCAAAGCTTAGTAAAGCGGTATGATATAAGACGCATACTTTAGTATATAAATAATCGAAAGGTGGAGAGCATTAACAAAGCATTAATTAAAAATTAAGAGAGTTTCGTATTGGTGAAATCAAGCACGGACTCAGAAAGGAAACATTCTTATGGATAAAAATAATGCAGCATCTTCTATTGGTGCATTAGTAGGAACACAGAGCACTGCTGCTCAAGTTATGGCTCGTTATCGGGCAACTGCAAAAGAGTATGGACGGTTCTTTGGTGAACAAATCTATACCGTAGTAGCAACGAATCCTGACCTTAAATGGAAGGAAGATGTGCTCAATGACAAGAATACTTTACGGAAAGAAGTAAACGTATTCATTGTTAAGGCCATTGACATTTTAGATGTCAAGTTCATCGCTAAGGACTTAGATGGTGAACCGAAAATCATGTTGAATCCGGATGACAACGACCCGAATCTTGTATTCCCGTTAGTCAAGCCTGATTTCAGTAAGGCTGACCGGAAGAGCGTGGCTGAATGTATCGAACGTATTGGTAAGAAGAACAGTAAACCAATGTTCTTTGCAGCAGAGGAATTGCCTATGCTGAACGATATGTTGAAGATACATAACAAGGGTATCCTCAACTTCTATGAGGATTTGTCTCGCAAGTTCATTCGACTCAGTGAGACTGTACGTGATATGATGGATCAGTCTGACCGTATGCAGTTGGAATATCAACGGCAGTGTGGTGTAGTTACTGACGAAACAGAAGTAACATTTCAGGTAAATCTTGAAGAAACTACTGAATAAGCAATACTATGAGCAGAATTTCTAAAGTAAGAATAGAGCTTCTGCGACTACTTATTTGCGTCGAGCCTACTATACTAGCTAAAGTTCAGAGTTGGGACGGAAGCACTAAAGTAACACCTAATGCGGTATCTGTAAGAGAGGATGGTCAGGTCTTCTTTTACTATGGCAAAGGGCCTTTATGGTGGCAACGGCTTTTAAATACTTATGAATCGGTAAGTCTTTTAGATGTAGCAATACGTATTGCAGATGCAATAACTGGTTCTGGAGGAACTAGAAACGATGTAGCTTTTGACGGTATTACACAAGCATTACTGAAGGAAGCAATTAAAAACAAAGATCTCGATTGTGTTGTAGATATTTTATTTGATAGTATGAGGAATGCTTCGAGCGGAGAGCTGCACTCAAAGTATATCAATAAAGAAGCTATTGAAAAATTCGCAAAAGAGAAAGGTCTAACTGGCAAACTTGTTGTCTCTGACAACATATTCGGGTTTGCTGGTATTGAAATAAGACCAGGCGTAGTCGTACCAGTACGATTAGGCAAGGTTAAACAAGTATAGTATTTGAATTGGAATATTATAATAAAACAACATATTTTCACAGGGTGAATTGGCCCTGTTTAAATATAGTGCTGTAGTTCAACTGGATAGAACATCAACCTTCTAAGTTGAGAGTTGTGAGTTCGAGTCTCACCAGCACTACAACTAGTAGACGTAATTTGGTCAAGTATTAACTTTTAAAAAATCAACTTGAACATGAAATCAATTACATCTAAATACATTATTACACATCGTAAAGAACTTAGTAATGAAATTACTAAATATTGGAATATTATTAAGAACGAGAATATCATCCCTAAGGGTGCTACTCGTAATTTTGACTTAAAACAGTTACTTAATGAAATCCAAGCTAAGGCTGATGAACGTATCCTGTTGAAACTGTATTTACAGTGTATCAATATGGGTTACAAGAAGTTCTCAGAATTGCCTACAACAAATAACTATCTTGCTATATTTACTTTAAGTGAAAAGCAGGAACAGTTATTCCATTTGAGCAAAATTAAGACCTTAGATCCTAAGCTTAAGCGTTCAAAAGGAAAGAAAAATCTTAATACTACTGAAGAATTGACTTCAGACTATATTAATAGCTTGAAGAATAAACTTCAGTTAGAGATTAACAAGCTTAATAAAGAAATTGAAGAGTTTAATAATAAGGCTGAACTAAGCCTTGAAGAAGCTCCTCTATCTATTGCAGCTTAAAAAACAATCGCTATATTTAATCAAATACTGAAAGGTTTAGGGGATAACTTCCCCTTCCCTTTCTTAATATTAACCCTTTAAAATTATCAAAATTATGAAAAAGAATAAACAATATAGAGTAAAGAAACAGACAGTAAGAAATGCTAAACGATCAGCTAAAGCTAAAAAGCGTAATTATCCTAGAATAGTAATAAATGGAAAATATATAAAGAAATATTGTCCAGTAGAAACTACTAGAGATTTCGAGATCGGTCCGTCTTTAGTTACAGAAGTAAAAGATGGGAAAACAGTAAATTGGAACTCCTGGAGTTCTAAGAATAAACAACAGCCTACTAAAATAGCAAAAGAAGCTATGGAAGAGAATAAGGCTATCAAACAGTCTAAGAAAGAACGAATAAAAAATATTCTTATGAAAGCAGGCTATGATCCAACTATCCACTACACACGTAAAGAAAAGAAGAAATTTACTAGAATAGTAAAGAACTCTCTTTTTGCTAAATCTACTAAACCGAAAGAGCGTACTAAAGCTGAATGGAAAGAGCTATTTACTCAACAGAAAGCAGCAAAAGAAGCTCGTATGGAAGCTTTAAAGTATAAGCCTTTACCTATTAAAGCAGGTAAACAAAAAGGCTTTACAGCAGCTGAATTAGCTGTTAAAGAGAAGCCTAAAGAACGAAAGTTTAAGTATACAATAAATCGAAGAAGAAGTGACGACGATAAACGTACTTATGACTTCAAAACCGACTATCTTACAGCTTCTACTAGAGATGAGGCGAAAAAGAAAGTAGCTAAAGAAGCTAAACAGTATCGTAACGATTCTTCATTTGCCGGTATAACAGTACAAGATATTGAAGGAGATAATAATATAATTTACTATGATGGTAAATCATTATTAGCAGCATAATAAATATGATAGTAGAACATCCAAAAGAAGAACAAATTATTATCTATTTAAGAAAAGGTTTCTTTGAAAGTAATTCAAAATTTGAATATAGAGTACAAAAAGCTTTATTTTGGGGAGATAATGATTATTACACAGAAATTAGAGTTTATCCTAACAGTGTAGTTATAGTTCATACTTTAAAAAAAGAAATTGATATAAATAGAAACAAAATTGGTTTTAAATAATTAACTTTCTAAATTATCAAAATTATGGAAAAACAAAATTATACAGAGTGGAAATTAGCTGAAGCTAAAAGAATAAGACATAAAGGTAGACAAATTGAACGTGATTTACGTTTAGCTCAGAGCAAGCTAGACAAGGAAACAAATAAGGACAAAAGTCCTGAAAATTGGTCAAGTCCTAGATTGAAAGAATTACGTGCAAATAAAAGAGAGCACGTTAAAGAACTGAAAGCTAAGAAATTAGCAAAACAAAAAGAAGCAAGGCTTCATTTAGAGAAATCTAAATGTCCCTTGAAATTCTTACAATTCTATGTAGGAAGAGATAAGAACAGAAAGCAACATGTAGGAGGTTGCAAAGGAAAAAGTAAAGTAAGTGACCGTAGAGCTTACTTTAGAAAATCTATAAAACCTGTTATCAATAAAATAGCAGCGTAATATTCTATGGAATTCCATATAGCTCAAAAAGGGGTAGAGCCGCAGCAAAATGTAAGTCTGTGTGATTTGTGTCAGTTCGAGCCTGACTATGGAATCTAACCAAATATTCTAAATATGATTATACGTAACAAAAAAGTCTATGTATATGATATTGAGGTATTTCAGAATATTTTCCATTGTTCTGTTAAAAATACAGAAACAGAAGAAATATATAAATTTGAAATCTCTGAAAGAAAGAACCAACTAAGAGAATTAGTTAAGTTCTTTAAACAAGTCAATTCCTATATAAAATGGGGGGACTTCTATGGAACAGAATTAGTGATAGATTCAGATATTATCTTTTGTGGATATAATAATCTACATTATGATAATCCTATAATAAATTATATTATAGAGTATGAAGATAGACTTATAAGCTATAATGTAGCTACTATATGTAATTCTATCTTTAATCTAAGTAAGACTATTACTACTTCTACTGAGGATAATATAGATGCCTGGAAACATTGGAAGTATCAAATATGGTTTGATACTTTTGATATTCTTACTATGCTTTACTCTAATAAACTTAGAGTAGGTTTGAAAGAAATTCAGGTAACTATGCAATACCCAAATGTACAAGAATTTGTATGTGATTGGAGTAAACCTCTTCCATTAGAAGATTTTGACGAAATGATAGACTACAATATAAATGATATTGAGTCTACTACAGAGCTTTTAAATAGATGTAAGGAAAGTATTAATTTACGTATAGCTATTGAAGACGAATATGGAGTAAGAGTACTTAGTAAAGATGGTGTAAATATTGGGATGAAAATCTTAACTCAAAAATATCTTGAGAAAACAGGATTAACCTGGTGGGATATTGAAGGATTAAGGTCTCCAATGGATTATATTCCTTTAAAGGATGTAATATTACCATTTATTAAGTATGATAGTCCTATTTTACAGAGAGTACTAGATGATATGAAAAGTCAGATAGTTTCTCCAGGTAGAAAAGGATACGAAAATAACTTTATATTTGATGGTTTACGCTATACTGTAGGAGTAGGAGGAATTCATTCTAAAAATGATCCTGAAATCATTATTCCTAAAGAAGATGAAATGTTAATTGATATTGATGTTGACAAAAGCGGCATCGTAACCTCGTTAATTGCGGGAACAATCGCTAAATTATTATAACTGCATTGCATAGTAATATAGCAAGTAGCACTTAAGATAACGCTTAAGATATAGTAAAATCATAATAATTTGATCAATCCGCAGCCAAGCATCCTATTAGGATGAAGGTTCATCGACTATCCAGTGATGGAGTAGTACAAAATTGTACGAAAAGCGAGGAATTTGACAACCTTTTATCCTTTTATACGTTTTATAAAGAAAACCTAAGAACATGAAAGGAAGACGTATAGATTGGAAAAAATCAGGTATTTATAGTATAATCTGTGCTATAAACGGAAAGCAATATATAGGATGTAGTAGTAATATATATTCTAGAATAAATAATCATAAATCTATATTAAATAAAAAGAATATAAAACAAGATAATTCTTATTTAATAGATGATTGGCACAAATATGGAGCTGATAATTTTGATTATATAGTATTAGAATATACTACAGAAAATTTAAAAGATAAAGAATGCTATTATATAGAGTTATTTGATACGATTAATAGAGATAAAGGATATAATCTTAGAAGAGATAATTCTAAGAAAGGTATGATACCATTAGAAGAAACTAAAAAGAAATATTCAGAAGCTCAAATTAAGCGTTTCTCAAATATAAATGAGAGAATAAAAATAGGTAAAATGTCTTCTAAATTTTGGAAAGAAAATCCAGAGAAGAAAAACATAATGGCAGATAAAGTATCTAAGTCTTTAACAAAATACACAATCAAGCAATTTACTAAAGACGGTAAATTAGTAAGAGAGTGGGATAGAGTTAAAGATATAATAAAGGAGAATCCTACATATAAAGTACATAATATATATGCTGTATGTTCAGGTGAAAAACCTAGTATGTATGGTTATGTATGGACGAAATGTCAAATTAAGATATAGTCAGAATAAATTTGCGCATCACTATATCCAAGTATGCTAATAGAATATAAGTTCTATCCTAAGCATCTTGGTCCAGAATTCTTAGAAGTATATTCTCAAATTAAAGATGAAAGAATAGAAGCTAAGCATAATGGAGATAAAGTGAAGAATGAGACATTAAAGTTGGCATTGAATGGTTTGTCAGGTAATCTACAAAATCAACATAACTTCTGTTATAGTCCTTTTGCAGTAATGCAAATTAGAATAAATGGACAGTTATTATTGCTAATGTTAGCTGAAAGGCTAACACAAATAGGATGCCGAATCGTCCAGGCAAATACTGATGGTTTATTTGTATTACTTAAGAAAAGTATATATGAACAGGCTAACAAGATTTGTCAAGAATGGGAACAACTTACAAGACTTACTCTTGAAGAAGAGCGTTTTGAAGCTATGTACCAATATGCAATTAATGACTACATTGCAGTTAAAGAAGGATATAGCAAAACTAAAAATCCTAATTTAATTAAAACAAAAGGAATGTTCATTACTGAAGTATTATTAGGCAAAGGATTATCTGCAAAGATAATTCCTGAAGCTATAATAAAATACTTTGTAGATAAAGTACCAGTTGAAGACACTATAAAAGGATGTAAGGATATACGTAAATTCTTAATGTCTGAGAAGACTGGTAAACAATGGCATGTTGAATACATGAACAAAGAGCAACAAAGAACTAATCGTTTCTATGCGTCTACTAATGGTGGATATTTATGGAAATGGAAATATTCTAATAATTCAGAAGCTAAATCATACCAAAATATGTTAACTGCTTCTGGTGTTACTCTTTTAAATAAATTTGACGACAAACCGATTGAGGAACGAAGGATTAATTATAGGTATTATATATACGAAGCCTATAAAATAATCAGAGAATTAAAACCATTACAATTGAGCCTATGGGATTAACAAAGGCTACCAAATAAATTTCAAAGAACTATATGCTCATATAATATATGAGAATATGATTTTAGAAATAGACACTTCTATCTTAGATAGAATACCAAACATATCTATTAATCAATTAGTATTCCTAACACTTGTATTGAGTGATATCAAAATAATCAATCAAGACATTCAGAAACTTCTCAGCCTAGTTAATGAAGAAGAAATACAAGAGTTAGAGCATTTAGGTTTAATCTCTATCCAGTATGATGGAGATACCAAAGTCATAAATAAAACAAGCAAATTGGTTGAACTTCTAAAAGAAGATAAAACTATGTTTGATGAATTTTATGACCAATTTCCAGTTTATGTTACAAGGCCTGATGGTACAAAAGGCTTTCTAAGAGCTAATATAAACAAATGTAGAAAGGAATATAACCGTATCATAGGTAAATCTAAAGCAATGCATGAACATATAATGTCTTGTTTAAGATATGAAATAGATGATAAAATGCGTACAGGCAAAATAGGTTATATGAAAACTATGTGGAAATGGCTCACTCAACACGAGTGGGAAACCTTTGAGGAACAAATGAAATTAGATGATTATCAACCTAATGCAGATAATTATGGAACAGACATCATCTAAAACACTATCATTTCGTCATATTTCTACTGCAACGAGTGAAGCAGTAGAATACATTCGCAAAAGAAAGAATCATGAAATTCAATCTTTAGCAACAAGATGGAAAAAGTTCAATAAATCCTGTATGGGAGGAATTGAGCCAAATACGATATATACTATAGTAGGTATATCTGGTAGTGGTAAATCTTCATTTGTGAATACGCTTGAAACTGATTTAATAGATTTAAATTCTAATCAGGATGTTATAGTACTTAACTTTTCATTTGAAATGTTAAGTTCCAGGCAAGTAGGTAGAAAAATAAGTAGTAAGTTAAGGCAAACTACTGCTGAGCTATATAGCGCTAATAATGAATTAACAGATGATTTATTAGATAGAGTTGAACAAACTTCTCAACGGATAAAGTCGTATCCTATATATTATGTAGATACTCCTGGTACTGTTGAAGATATAGCTTCTACCATTAATTACTTTTATGAAACTAAGGCTAAAGATAAGAAATTTGTGATTATACTTGATCATACTCTTCTTGTTGAAGGTCAAAATCGTGAAAGTGCCTTGCAAGTTATTTCCGAATTACAGAAACTGTTTATTAAGGTAAAGAAATTACCTAATACTACTATAATTCAGTTATCACAGATGAATCGGAATATAGAAAATCCTGAAAGAATTAACAATCCATCTATGCATTATCCAATGCGTAGTGATATCTCCTCTGCTGATACTATGTTTCATGCGTCTGATTACGTTATATGTATTCACAGACCAGAATTACTCAATATACAACAGTATGGGCCAAATCGTTTACTAGTAAAAAACAAAGTCTATATACATATCCTTAAAAATAGGGATGCAGGAGAATGTGCAATACTAGAGTTTGATAATGATTTGAAATACAATAATTTAATTGAGACTATACGAGAAGAAGAACCAGCAAGGAAGATTTCGTTTAGTAATAACAATTAAAAAAGGCTGAAAATTATGAAAACATATACATTTAAGTTACCGAAAAACAACAATAGTGCAGATATCTATAAAGAAAAGTTGATGAGTCGAGTTGTTAATGCTTATCCCTGGTTGACAGTAGAAAGCAACTATGATTATCCTAAATGCAACTTTGGCATTGAACATGCAGGTGCGGGTGATTACATTACTTTAGGAATGAGTAAGACTCATAATATTGGATGGATGTCTGAAGAATGTGCAAATTGTCCGTTCAAGTGCTTTACTGATGGAAGTATTAACTTTGATTTGGAGAAAGAGTTCTTCAGTGCAATGAATGCACTTGACATCTATGCAAAGAAGAATTATCCGTTTAAGAAGGATTATGACTTTGAAGATGAATTCGGTACACCGATTAAGATTTTCGATAATTTCGTACAGATTGGTTATGAAATTATCCCGATTGCAACTGGTTCATTGAATCATTTGAAACCGAAAACTAAGAAAACTATTATTGACATCACGATTAAGATTAAAAATCGTGGTTTGTTCTAAAAAATATTAAAAAAATATTTGTCCATATTATCAGTGATTACCAAAGATTCTCAGTAAGGATACAAAAATAAAGCTTTTTTATGATTGTATTACCAAAAGAGAAAGTAAAAGCTAAAGTAGAAAATCCAAGATTTTTAATAATTTTTGGCAAGCCCAAGGCTGGTAAGACTACTTTAGCTTCTAAGCTAGATAATAACCTAATTATTGACTTAGAAGGAGGCTCTGAATTCCTTGAAGCATTAGCAGTACAAGCTAGGTCTGTAAAAGACTTAGGAGATATTGCTACAGCAATTAGAGAAGAAATTAAACAGACCGGTAAGAAACCATACAAATATATTACTCTAGACAATGCCTCAAGATTAGAGGAGATATGTCTTAGCTATGCAGCACAGTTGTATAGAGCAACTCCTATGGGTAAGAATTACTCTGGAAATGACGTAAGAACCTTGCCTAATGGTTCTGGTTATATGTATCTACAACAAGCTGTAAGAAAAGTTATAGATATGTTTAGAGATTTATGTGATAACTTTATACTTATTGGTCATACTCGAGATAAGTTGATTAATAAGGAAGGAGAAGAGTTATCAGAAATGTCCCTTGACTTAGTAGGTAAACTTGCTAATATTATATGTGGTGAAGCAGATGCTGTTGGCTATGTATATAGAAAGAGAAATGAAACTCATATCTCTTTTGAAGGCGGAGATAACTCCGTTAGAGAAGCAAGAGCACCTCATTTAAGAGGTAAGAACATTGTTATTGCAGAAAGCGATGAAAACAATGATATTAAGGTATATTGGGACAAAATATATTTGCCTGAGTAACTTTTAACAGTATTTTATATCAGTTTAAAAGATTAAGTTATGATTTATAGTACAGAATTAGCAAACCAGATACAAGAGAGTAAAAATAAGTACTTAGAAGCAGGTATTCACGATAATGTGAAATTTGTAAGTGCTAGAGTTGATAAGTCTATTAATGGTAATATCTTTATTGAATTTAAGTTCGAGAAAGATGAACAAACCATGACACATACTGAATGGGAGTCTACTAAGAAACCTATGGAATCTGAAGAAGACTTTCAGAATAGAGCAAATAGACAAGTAAAGCGTATATTGCAGATACTTAGCTGTTTCTATCCTAAAGAAGCTCTCGTCTTTGCAGGTTCATCATTTAGTGAATTTGCTAATTGGGTTGTTAATTTGCTGAATGCAGCAAATAAAGATATTTTACTTAGAGTAAAAATAGTTTATAATAATAAAGGCTATACTACTTTGCCTACTTATTGCAAGTTTACTTTTATCGAACCTATGAATTTACCTGAAGGTCAGAAGAGTAAGATTACAGAGTTGAATATTGACTTGTTCGTTCGACCTGTAATTGCAGATAAGGAAAGTAAAGAAGAGAACCCGTTAGAATCAATTTCTACAGAAGATTCTAATACTGGTAGTGATCTACCTTTCTAATAGTCTTTAAACCAGTCAGCCTACGCTAGGCATAATATAGCGATACGTGAGTAGCATGCCGCTATGTGAGATAAGAAGCAATCGACGGTAATACGCCGAATGTGAGGTGTGACGGAGGCATCAAAATTCATAGAATAGGGATAGCATGCACTCACGTTTTAAAGGGGTATTAGTTTAATGGTAAAACAAGGTAGCTAGAAATAGCTGACTATTATAATAGAGCCAATATAAGCAAGCTTATTCTATTATAATATGCCTATATTGCAGTTCGATTCTGCAATACTCCACAAATTAAAATCTATATCATATGCTATACGACACTACAAACATAAAAGATGAAGTGAATATTACTCTAGATTATATATTATCTAAAGTAACAGAATATGATATATATGCAGCGTATATTGGTAATTTTAAAGTGGGAATGATCTATAACAGTCCATTTAGAAAAGATAAAAATCCATCATTTGGGTGTTTCTATAGTAGGACTACTAAACAATTAATGTTTAAAGATCATGGTACAGGTGATTGCGGTAATGTAATTAAGTTTGTTTCATTACTTACCGGTTTAACTAATTATTCAGATATACTTAATAATATAGTTAATAAGCTTAAAATTACTAATAATACGCAACTCGTTAGCTCTAAGCAATACATACCGTCAACAGAGACAGTAATTGGTGTAGTAAGACAAGACTTTACTTTAACAGACATCAATTACTGGTCTCAGTTTAATATTAGTATTAATACTTTAAAGAAATTTGGAGTAAGCAGTATTAAATATTATTTGTGTAATGGTATTGTAAAGGGTATTTACAAGGACACTAATCCTATGTATGCTTATAAGGTATATAATCATTTTAAGATTTATAGACCTTTAGCAGATAAATATACAAAATGGCGCAATAACCTGACAGAGAATGATATTCAGGGGTTTAAACAGTTACCTAAAACTGGAGATATACTCATAATAACAAAGAGTATGAAAGACGTCATGTGTTTATACGAAATGGGGATACCCGCAATATCTCCATCGTCAGAATCAACTTTTATACCTGATAAGGTATTAGAACAGCTTAAGAAACGTTTTAAGCGTATTATTATACTGTTTGATAGAGATGAAGCTGGCGTAAAATATCTTCGCAAAATGAGCCTTAAAACAGGCTTAGAAGGGCTTTTAATCCATAAAAAGTTTAAAGCGAAGGATGTATCAGATGCTATAAAAGCAAATGATTTTGAAACTATTAAAAATTGGCTTTATGAAAACATTAAAAGATAAACTAAAAACGTTTTGGAAAGGTTTTAGAAAAGTTATATCGAATCTAATTTGTATTCCGTTCATATTAGCTACTATAATTGTAGCTATGATTACAGTAGGAACATGTAAACTAACTAACCTGCTACTACAATTAGATGATGATATTACAGAAACCTTTAGAGAATGTATTTATGAAGCAAAAGAAGAAATAGGGAAAAGTACGCAACGCAACTCCTAATATATATGATGGAATAAAGTTTAGAAGTAAACTTGAAACATACACATATAAAAAGCTGAAAGAAGCTAAAATCAATGCAGATTATGAACAGCATAGATATGAACTTCTTCCAGCTTTTACTTTTGGAGAAAAGAAATATAGACCAATGACTTATTTACCTGATTTTGTAGGAAATAAGTTTATTATTGAATGTAAAGGCTATCCCAATGAAGCATGGCCTTTACGTGAAAAACTATTTAACTACTACTTGTATAGATTTGAACCTAATATAAAGTTCTATGTAGTACATAATCAGAAACAAGTAGACGAGTTAATAAAACATTTAAAAGAATGTTAATTTTTTGTGCAGTATTAATATACAAATTAACAATAAGTTTGCATTATGAAAATATGTGCAATTAGTGATTTACATGGTATATTACCTTCTGTACCAGAATGTGACGTATTATGTATTGCTGGTGATGTAGTAGACCTAATTGTTCAAAGAAGTTCTGATGAATCAGATGCATGGTGGAGTACTGCTTTTATTACATGGGTTAATAAGTTATCATGTGAAAAGATATTTGTAGTACCAGGAAATCATGACATTTATATTGAACAATTATATGACGGATTAATAAAAGATATTACTTTACAGGAGTTTAAGAATAAAATATCTTTACTTACTAATAATAAGGTAGTATTTCTTATTGATGAGTTATATGAATATGAAGGAGTAAAATTTTATGGAACTCCATGGATAGCTCCTATACACTGGCAAAAATGGGCATTTGAAGATACTCAACACGAATATGATGAGTATGTATGCCCATATGAAAATATACCTGATTGTGATATACTTATTACTCACGAAAATCCAAACTATAATGAAAAGCTTGAACATTACTGTTTTGGTAAGTATAAGCATCATTTCTTTGGGCATTGGCATAATGGTATATCATATGGCCATCTTAATCAATGTAACTGTAGTATTTTAACCGATAGTTATAACATAAGAGAGAGGCTTAAGATAGTAACTATTGATTTTGATTTAGAGAAAAAATCAGATAAATCTAGAGAAGATTTACTTTTTAATCTCTTAGTTGAAACAATTAAACATAAAACAGAAGAAGAAAACGAAGAAGAACAATGATAATTGATAAACCGTATTATGAAGATAACACGAGAATATCAAATTCTTCTATAGGTTGGTTTCTAAAAAAAGGTCCTTTATACTTCCGTAATATGCTCGATGGTAAGGAAGAAGGATTAAAGTTACCGCAGTTAGAAAAAGGTACTATGATACATGAGTATATACTCCAACCAGATGAATTCTGGAATGATTATACAATACTCGAATATGAAGTACCTAAAGTAAAACAGCAAAAAGATTTCTGTGATTGGTATTCTATATTTAAAGATACTAATCCATTAGAAGATAATGATAAATTATTATTAGATTCTTATAACAAGGCTTATAGTAATAAATTATCTGAAGATGCTAAGTTATCTATTGCTAAAGATTTTGCATTAAGATATGATGAATATATTAAGTCAAAGTCTTTGAAAAATAATAAAAAAGCAATTTCGTTTGCAGATCTTAATATGTTAAAGACAATTAAGTCTAACATTGAAAAACATAAGAAAGCAAATGAATTACTAACAGACACTCCAGGAGTAGAATCTCATAATGAGTTTCATATTAACTGGACATTTCCCATTAAGACAGATAGTCTTAAAATGGATGAAAATAAGACCTGGTATGCACCTTGTAAGTCATTACTTGATAGATGCATATTTGATCATGTCAATAAGAAAATTATTCTAATTGACTTAAAAACAACATCAGATGTCTATAACTTTAAACATTCTGTAGAAGAATTTGATTATTATAGACAGATTGCTTACTATTTGTTAGCTATTACATGGTATATGAAAGATCAAGATATTGATATTTCAGATTATGATTGTGAAGCATACATTATAGCTATACAGACAAATGGTAATTATGAAGTAAGAGTATTTAACATGTTTAATGAAACAGAGTTAGACTCTCGTAAAGATACTATTATCAGTGCATTATCAGAACTTTCATATCATTACCAGACTAATAATTGGGAGCATACTCGCAGTTATTACGAAGGAAATGGTACTGAAGAACTTGAATGATGTTAGTATATATATAGTTCCATTATTAGATGATAATCTTACATGGAATGATTTAACTGTAGAGAGCGGTTATATAAATGCATATACTACAGATAAGAACAGACCTTTTTTAGAAGAAAAGGTCTTTCTTGTATACGATAGTAGCATAAATACTAAAGAATCTATAGAACGGTTTAGAAAGTTTAAGAAATTAGATTCTTTATATAATACTAGATATATTACTATAAATAATAAGCATTATACCATTTATTGTTTAAGTAATCCTAAGTATAAAAAAGATATTAATAATCTTCAATCTACAGGTAAAACATACAATGTAGAAGCTGCATTAGAAATAAACAGATTTTGGGCAAACGTGCCTGTTCCAGAATTAGCACAACGATTATTTCTAAGTACTTATAGGTTTGGTGATACTATAAGTGCTGAATTACCTGAAGAAGATTATTATAGTTATGAAGAGTGTGATGAGCTCTCATAACAAAATAGGCTGAGTATTAATTTACTCAGCCTTCTTTTTTACATTGTATCTAACGAATTGATAATTTAGATAGAAACTTTTAGAAGTTCATTAACTAATTCTATAGATAATTTCTTTTTGCTTTCGGATCTGTTGCTTCCATTATACTCTTGAATGGAGTAACTTTAATTATATTCTTAAGTATAACAGGCAATCCTTCATATGGCCCTCTATCTATAATAGTAAATGGAGTTCTATCACCTACATATGACGCAGGATTAATTAGATTAATAAAGCTAGATGCATTATCAAACCAATTGAAAGCTGCTGTAGGAGACTTAATTAATGAAATAAATTCAAATGGATTATACATAGTTCTAAATTCAAATGCAGAACGCATTGCAAGATAAGTAATAGACTAGTTCAACCAAGTATCATATTCATCATCTCCATCTACAATAGTAGCTATAGCAAGAGCAACAGTAGTAGAAGCGGCAATTAGTACTAATTCATTTAATACTCTCCTAACTGCATACTATTCGTAATCTTTTAAATTATTATAGTCAGCTAATAGCTAAGCCATAGCAAAATGTCTTTGGCCTATAACATTCTTCAAGAACTTACTAGTAGAACGATAATAACCTTCTTCTTCTACTCCTAAATCAAGATTAAACTATTTTCTTTTGAATCTATCATGTAGCGCAGATATCATAAAGTTACGATGTAGAACAATATAAGAAGCTATAGAATTAGCATGTACTGCTGCTTTATCTATTTCTCTTAAAGTACCATCAATTCTCTAAGTAAGTATATTAATTCTATTTCTTACTTCATTCTATAATTTATCTGTAACGAACTATTTATATTTACTCTATACTTTTATATTACCGTCTTTGTCTTCAGTAAAGACATCATATAAAGTTGTAGATAGTTGTTCAAATTTAGTACTATCTGAGTTAAATTTGTTAATATATTGTTGTTTAGTCATAAATCCTTCCCCTTCTACAAATCTATAACTATGATATATACTTATTACTGTGTGACTCTTAACAGTATAATCTGATTGATTATAACCAGCAAACCAGAAGTTCTGATTTATAGCTCTCAATACCTAACTCTAGTCTAATCTATCAAATATTTCTCTATTGTCTTTTACTACTTGATTTAACTGTAATAAGTAAGCTAATTTACCTTTAGGAACAGGATTACCTATATTAGCCATTATATCAGGTAATTGTCTAGCAAATTCACTAGAAGCAAATTTAAGGTCATTAGTATCAAAGAATCTACCCATTTTAGCTTCTAGTGTAGTATAAGTAGCATCAGTAAAGAAGGAAGTTCCAATAGACCACAAGTTACCTGATAGGTTTACTTTAGTAACAAAGCCTCTTATTATATCTAATGTCTTACCTAAATTGATTTCTTTGTCTAATACATTTATAGTAATTGGAGTTTTATTTCTACCATACATTATTCTATCAACTAATAGCTAAGCTTGTTTATATACATTAGCTGAACCTGCTGTTTTTAATTCCTTTTTAGTTCTAATCTGTATGTTCTTTAGAAGATTAAGTAAAAGCTCAACGTCATCCTATTGTTCTACCATATTATTATAGTTAGTAGCCATATTATAGTAAGCTATTACTGAAGCAACAGCATCAGTAGATATCTCATTGGTATCATCTAGCATATTTATAAATCTTGTAGGTATTACTTTAATAGGATCTCCATTAGGCATTGTAGTAAAGTCTTCTACATAATCAGTATCATCTACTCTAGTTACAGCTATATCATCAAATACATACTTTAAAGCATTAAGTACATTATCCTTTCTACCTAGTACCTACATAAATCTAGCTGGTATCTAAGGCATTTTATCTTCATCACTAAATGTTAAGAAAGATATATACTCGTTAGCCTTTTTCATAGTATCAGATAGGCTATCGTAAAGCTTCTTTAATTCAGGTTTATTCATTACTTCTTTATAGGCTTTACTATTGTCATAATACTTCTTGTTAGGCTATATAGCAGGGCCAGCTGGATCCCAATCTTTATTAAACCAATCCGACTGTTGATCTAAAGTAGAATATTTACTCATAGGAACGTATTCCGTATACTTTTCTAATAACTCATCTTTAGGTTTTAATTCTGTATAATAAGAAGCAGGATGCATCTTACCTCTACCGTCTTCATAATGATTTTTATTAAACCAGTCATTATATGCTTCTGTACCAGACTATCTAGCATTTTCACTATCTTTATAATACTATTCAGTTGGAACTACTTCTGCTATATCACTGAATTTTTTATCAGTCATATTTGTTTCAACCCAAGTATATAATCTGGCTATATCATTATCAAGCTTTAATAGAGATTCTTTTTCAGAATCAGACATCAAATTTGAATCAATTTTACCAGTACGAGGATCTTTAAATAACTATTGAAATTCTCTACGCTTTTTAATAGCTTCTTTATACTCGTCAGTTTGTTCTACTTTGCCCAAACTATCTAGATCGTCATAGAACTATTGATTATATTGCTTTCTTAGATTTCTTGATTCCCATAAAGATAATTGAGCTGATCCTTCGCCATATTTAGCTACTATTTTTGCTCTATCTCTGTTATAGCTTTCTTTATCAGTCTTATATTTTACATGTTGCTGTACTACTTCATTGAAAGCTGATAACTCGTTAGCTATAATTAAATCATCTCCTGTTTTTATACTGCCGTCAAGATTATATCTATTAGATAATAACTGTTTCTATTTACGTAGACTAAGTAAAGCGTTATATTCTGATTCAGTTAAAAGATTAACATATTCTACTCCATCTACTGTAATTGGATCTACTATAGTATTAATGTAATTGTTGATTTCATTTATAGCATCTCTAGTTTTCATAGAAAGCATTCTATTTCTAGTAGTATAATATTCAGATTTATACTTTCTATTGGCTTTTTCAGAATAAAATTTGTTAACTCCTTCAAACCATTTTCTTTGAGTATCTTCATCATCAGGCATTACATACTAATCATGCTCATCTTTCTGTATATTAAGCTTACTGGCTAGATTACTCAAGTATTCTTTCTGATCTCTTTTAAATTGACCTTTATTAATAGGAGATACTCTTAAACCAGTATAAGTACCGTCATCATATTTTTCATATAATAATTTCTGTACATCGTTACCGTATTTTTCTTTAGCTACGTTTAGCTATTTTACTAGCTCAGTACCTACTTCTAAAGTATCTCTATCTGTTTTATTTACAGTATTCTAGAGCATGTTAGCTATAGTCTGTAACACCATATTATCACTATTGGTAGCCATTCCAAACCAATTCATAAATATACTAGTATCATGTTTTGGATCATCAAGCCAAGCTATAGTCTTATCTATATAATCTTGTGGTACAGCTCTAGATTGTAAATATTCTTGTAAGAATTGATAACCTTTCTCTTTAAGAATATTAGTAAATCTATTATTAATTACTGTTAATTGCTGTACTATATCCGCTATATTCTACTTTATAGTAGCATAGTCAGGTAATTCTTTAAATATATCAGTAGTATCTACTGCATATTGAATTTGATCAATAAGAGGTTTGTAGAATCCTAAATAGTCGTTAGACAACTATCTAATTTGTTTAGCATTAATCTATTCTATTGGCTTAGATAAGAACTTTATACTATCTCCTATAGTATCATTGACATGTTGAACAAATTGTAGTATTCCTTGTTCTGTTTCAGATTTAGACAATTGTGATATAATAGTAGATATTTGGTTCCATACTTTAGGATTTTTTACATTATAATGTTTAATTGCGTTTAATCTATCTTTTAATCCTTTTTGTATTTTATCATATAATTTGTCTATCTACTTCTATTGATTGTTATCTAACTTGTTAAATTCTTTTCCTGTGTACGTTTCTTTAAATTCATTAATACTGTATATACTTATTTCACCCTAGTTTACTTTATTTAACAAATTTATAGTATACGTCTACAATTCTAATAAATCTTTTGGTAATCTGTTATTATTTTTACCAAAGAACTCTTTAATTACACCAGATATCGCTTCCCATATACGTTGAAATAAGTTTTTGTCGTGTTTCTCTAATTCACTTCTAAAAGATGAATTGGATAGAAATTCATTTAGAAATTCATCACTCCTATCGTCATCCCCTAATCCATACCATTCACTACCTAATTTTTGCTTATATTTTTCTTGTAAAGTATCTAATGTAGTTTTGAATTCAGGGTTATTTTCATATTCTTTCATTAAGTATATATGTAGCATCTCGTGTGCAACGTCTTCAGCACTCTGTTGTGTAGTTGATGATTTAATAATATCTGTATACAAATATAACGCAGCTCCAGATGACGCTCTTACTCCTCCTTCTTTACGACCTTCACGGATAATAAATGGTCTATTGGCTTTGTTTAATTTCTTAAGAAGTTCTTTAGTTTGAGATTTTACATCATTGTGATTAATAAAGAAGTTTACTACATCCACAGTATCCACAAATTCTCCTAACTATTCCAATAAAGTGTTAGAAGTATCCTGTTTAACTTCATTTCTTTTATTGTAAGCTTCAATTAGCAGTTCACCATTTTCATCTATTTGTTTAGATAATTCATCTGATAATTGTGTTTTAAATGCATTTGTAAAGGTTTCAGCCTTTGCTAAGATAGCTTGTTTACGATCTCCATCAAACTTGTTTAAAAGGTCTGAAAATAGCTTAGAATCCTCTCCATTAGAAGCCTTATCTAACCCATTACCTTTATTCTAATCCCAAAGGTAGTAGGCTTTATTTTCACCTACTACCTCTACTAACTCCTTCCATTCAGGAAGATTTTTATTTGGACAATATTTATTCATATTATAAATTACATATAAATTTGTTAATCAAACCTTCCACTTCTTCTGGAGTAGTTGGATTTTCTTTACGTAATAATTGAGTAAATTCTTCTATTTTATCATCTATTTTAGATGCTAAATCTGCGTTATCCTTGCTTAATTCAGTTAAGTATTCCTTCATTTTATACAAAAGATCAGCCTCTAACTAAAGAATGTTTTTAGAATCGCTGTCTTTACTTTCGTCAGCTTCACTAAGTACTACTCCTTGTTCACTTTCATCTTTATCGTCTTGCTCCCATTCAAACACCATATCCTATTGCTCTTTAGCATAATTCATATTCTAATAGGGCGGAAGATCAGTAATCAAATGAATATCAGAGTTCTACCAGTTAGGCTTACTATACTCATCAGACATGTCAGCTAATGCTTCTTGATTCTGTAAAGCTTCTGTATAATCCCATACGTTTTCTCTATTAAAGTCAAATTGAGATTCCTTACCGTATTCTACTACAGTGTGGCCTCTATATTTGTATCCTTTCTTAGATACCAACCCATAAATAGGTATATAGTTCAAACGTTTAGTATCTGGATCAACAGCTTGTTTATAACCTATGAGAGAATACACGTGATAATTAGCTGGAGTATGACCTAAACCATCATTTATTTTAATATAAGGATAGAATATAGGGAATTTGCCTTCTATTAGTTTGCCCTCAGCATTAACATAAGTCATTGATAACCAATTGCTAGGTCTAATCGCAGGTTTATCTGTTTTATCCTGTCTTTCTCCCATTATAATATTAGGAACCACAGACTAATCATTTAACGATATAGAATATAATTTAGCTCCTTTCTTGTTATATAAGTCTACTGGTTTTACTAGTTTGTCATTCTACCAATTATTTAAGAATAAATCATCTCTTACTATAGATTGATCAACTCCATTAGATAGTTCATCTAATTTAGTTTGAATATAATCTGTATAACCTATTGACATTTTATAACTATTAGGAACATATTGGAAGAATGAATTCATAGTAGGATTATCTCCAGATGTAATAAATGCATATACTACTAAATCCTTAAATAATTGACTTACTTTAGGCTCTGGATCTTCTAATAACTCTCTCCAGTAATTTATCAGATTGTTAGCTTGTGACTGATCAGAATCCAATAATGATGAAGTATCAATGAAATCTAATCCATTATAATCTATATTGGGTATCAAATAATTTATGAAATCATTGTTAATAGTGCCATCATTGTTTAAGAATCTACTCAATTTAGGATTACCTTTCAATATTTCATGTTTAAAATTATTAATACGTTTAGCCATTGACATTTTCCCAGTAAACATACCATTAATGTCTATACCATTCTGATATATGAACTGATTGAAAAATCCACTCTTAATCTGAGCTTCCATTCCTGAAATAAGAGCATTTAACAGTTTAGAATCAGCATTATTCTTTCTACCAAGTAATGATAGCATTATGTCTTTCTTACTTAAGAAAGTGTCAGTATTTCTAAGTAACAGATTTTTAAAGATAGAAGTACCAAATGGAATACTGTTTTCAGTTTTCTTAGCAATAAAAGTGTCCTTATAGAATCTTTCAATTTCACCATCTGCAAAGTTAGAATCTTCTGTCATTGCCCACATACCATTGTAATATGTCTGCTATTCTGCAAAGGTTTTACCAGTTTTCTTAGTATCTACTTTAGAATACTTAACCAAATTAGCTAATGAATCAGCGTATGGTTTTAATGCTTTCCAAGCATAATATATACGAACCTATTCTTCATTAAAGTTACTTATCTCTTCTTTATTTAGCTTGAGTAACTCTCTTGTTCTAGATGTATATTCACCATTTTCTTTCTGATATGTACTAAACAAGTCTCGATATTCGTTAGCTCTTGAATTTTCATTACCATTTATAAATTCATATTTTTTCCTATATTTCTTAGTAGGATCATATTTATCAAGTACTGATTCAATTGCTTCATTTTCCAACTGAGTAGGAGTCTTAGTTCTATCTATACCATACTTACCTTTAGTCTTTATTACAGCTTCTGCCATCTCTTTAAGAATAGGCTGAGCAACAAAGTAGAATGTCTACTTACCTTTACCAGTACGTAATAAGAAAGAAACCATGTTGTATGTCCATGAATTAACATTCAATCTTACAATATACGGGTCTTTGGCAATATCTACGAAACCGTTAATCATAGCAGATAGCCAGTCAAGTATTCTACCACCTTTTTTCATACCTGCTACAGGAGTATCGTATATTCCACCTATATTCCATATATCTAGAGTACTAGTGAACTCATTTCTAACCATACTAAGTTTAGTAAGCTGAGTAAGGATATGATGAGCATTATTCAATGCAAAAGGCCCAATACCTGCTTTACCACCAGTATATTCGGCTTTTCTAGCTTCTTGATAAGTAGGAGAGTACACTTCAAACGGAGTAGGATGATAGCTACTAGGTCCTTCAATATCTCTAAGTACTTCCTTAACATTCTCTGTAGCATTATCAATAGATAACTTAAGTGAATTAGTATTATCTTTAGTAAGTAACACTTTCATATAAGCATCAAGCATTTCATTCTTTATAGAACTACGTACGTCTTCATATTTAAGAGCATTACCTTTAGTAATTTTAACTCCTTTATTGTTATAACTAAATCTAGCTACATACAATTTATCAATATCGAAGTCAGAACCAGTAAGCTTAGTAAAGTCTTCAGGGAGCATAATAGTATCACCCATTATTTCAGGGAATACATCTACAAAACGTAATGGAGATATAGACGCAATAGACTGAGTAGGAATACGATAACCAATAGCGTTAGCTGTAGCTTTATCACCAATAATTTCATTGTCAATAAGCCATTGCCTAGCTTCTCTATATGTTAAGTTTTCATAATTAGGTATAAAATACTTAAACAAGTTTATACTTACTACTGAATCCATAGATCCTTCTTCATTAATAGACTTGAGTACTCTACCGTCATTTATCATATTGGGTGTTATTACTTTAGTAGAAGTAGCTTCTAGACCTAAAGTAGATCTTTGAATAAAGGCTCCACCTGGTATATGAACATCAATAACTTGTTTGTTGATCATAGAAATAAATCTACTTTCCAACCACTTGTTATCAGATAGAGAAGATAGAGGAATTATAAACTTGTTATTAGCTGTTTTAAGACCAGATAATACGTTGTCATTAGCATCCGATTCTCTAGCATCATCTTCTAACATTTTAGCTAATTTGGTCACATTCACACTGCCATCTTTATTGAATAATTCATCTTCTAAGTCTTTAACACCCATATCAGATAATTTATTCAAGGCATTCATAATAGTATCCTTAATTTGTCTACCAGTTACCTGTTGACCTTCAATACCATATAAATCATCCATACGTAGATTAGATAGATTTACTTTCATAAACTGAGTACCAACCATCTATTCTTCGTGAGTATGAGGATTAGTCTCTAATTGTTGTCTTAAGTACTTAAACTTCTGAGTATAAGTAACTAAGTTATTAAAGTCATTTAGAGTATTTCCTTCTTCGTTAATTAACTCATCAGTAACTTTAGCACTAAGAACAGTTTGACCATCTCTTAGTTCTATTTCACTATCTTTAGCTACTCTATAGAACTTCATAGGAGATCTAGAACCAGCTTTAACAGCAGAATCAAATAGAACCATATCTACTGGTTTACTTGGGTCTACCATCCTGTCATACAATGCTTTAATGTCACCTGTAGCTATACTCTTGAATAATGGGAACAATGCCATCTTATTGAAGTAGGGTATACCTAATCCAGGTATTTCATTGAATCTAGTGCCAAATGCCATGTACTTCATAGCATTTAATATGACTTTATTAGCTTCAGCATACAATTTAGGATCAGAATCCCATAAATCAGCTGTATCTTCATTAGTAAGTATATCAAATGCTTTCTTTATTTCAGGAGACCATACTCCACGCATTCTAAGTAGATCTCTGGTCATATTAGGACTAATATATACAGCAGCATCTGCTACATTTATTCCTCCTTTATAACCTTCTACTTCTGCTTTAGCGGCTTGTTTAGCTATCTTAACTGACTCTGGATAGATTTTTTCAATTTCCTGAATACTTAAGTCTTTTACTTCATTCCAAGCATCTTCACCTTCTAGTTCTTGAATAGTTTCTTTAATGTTACCTCTAGTAAATAACCCTTCATATATGTAATATTGCTTGTCCATTATTTCATGGTCTTTTAATTCAGCGACTACATATTCGTCTCTAATTGGATCATTAAAGAAATCTAGTCTGTTATTCAAACCAGTAGAAGTAAGAGAACCAAGACGTTTAATTTTATCAATAGATACGTCTACAGGTCCGTGTTCATCATATTTTACTTTATAGTATGCAGGAGCGCCACTAAATAGTTTTTCAACTTCATTAATTGATATTATACTATTAATAGTATAGTCAGCTAGCATATCAAATATGGCATAACCTTCAGCATTAGTAGGATCAAGTTGGCTATAAAAAGCCTTTCTACTATTTAATTCGATATCGTCAAGTAGTTTGTTACGTAGACTCCATATATCGTTGTTTTCGTTACCTTCAATCAATCCTAATTCTTTAGCTGTAGCTATCTCCTGTTTAACACGTTGATTGATTAGAGAGCTTAAAAATGCCTTCTACGTGTCTTTAGATAAGTTAAAGAAATAGTCTTTAGCTGTCTGAAGATTTTCTTTAGCTGATTTCATAGGATCATTAAAACTAATGAATCCCTTAGATGTATTAATGCCAGTTAATAATAAGAATCTAGCTCCGTTTCCTTCTAACTTCTTAGAGTGTTTTTTACCATTCTTATCTTTCCAACTTACTTTGTTAGGAGTATGGAAGTTCTTTATTCTTCTAGAAGGTTCTAGCCAGTCATTATTAATAGTACCATCATCGTTGTAATGTAAACCGGTCTTTTCATCATAATGAGTTGGATCGTCATCTATTTGTCTTAAACAAAGCTCTATTTGATTTAATTCATCATAGCAATACCCAAGCAAAGTGTCCATACTTTGTTCTCCATACCTGATATAAGCGCCTTGTGGAGTAACATTAAAATTTATTCTTTCATGGGGCAATCTTATACCTTTAATGAAGTGATAAGTCTTTTTATCTGCTACAGTAGGGAATATGATTCTATCATTAAATACAGCTACCATTTTAGCTAAATAGTCCTCTCTATCAGTAATTCCAAAGTAATCTCTACCAGTATCTTGTGAAGTAGTATCTTTGAAGTTTATAAGAGTTTCGACAGACAGATCTTTATTACCATTCTTTACAGAATTAAGTATTATTGAATTGCCATTATATACTACGGAATTTAAGTTATCAAATGTATCTTTATCATTTACTATTTCATTAAGTCTATCTTTAGCAAAGTTATTTTGAGATACCATATAATAACTATTACCATCTGGACCATAACTACTTAAGCTTTTATCAGTAGCGTGTTGATAGGCATAGTAATTAGCAATTTCTTTGATAAATCCAGATGTATTCCATATTTGAGTAGGTTGTAACGACTCTTCTGCTACCTTTATAGGACTAATAGTATTATCTTTATTAATAGAATTCTTAATGTTCTCTAATGTTTCTACTAATCTAGGAACACCACCAAATTTAATTCTGTTTACTAAGAATGAATTTAATAGAGTATATTGGTCTAATCTAGGATTACCGTAATCTCCAGATAGCAACATTCTGTTAAGAGTAGGTTTATCTATTCCTATACCAACAGAATTCATCATACGAATAATAATATCTTTCAGATACTCTTGATTAGATGCTTCGTGTAAATCTATGTTGTTATCTCCTATTCTTAACAAACCTTTATTGTTAGTAAACGCATTTCTAATTCTGTTGAAATTATCTATTATAACACGTAAGGTTTGCTTAGCATTATCTGTTGCTACAATTGCTCCACTTTCATTATACTTAAATATACCAGAATTATTAAATAGGTATTGTGACCATACTCTAGGATAATTAGCTGCTTTTACATCTATAGTATTATCCTTTAGTTCCATTCTAGTAAATCCTGTTTCAGCATCTTCACTAATCTTTACTGTAATGTAGTTATTAATATCAGATGTAATAACAGTCTCTATTCTAGTAAGCATTGCTTCAGCTTGAGTAGCTACATTAGTGTCAGCACTTAATGAGTTCTTTACTAAAGTAGTTAATCTAAGTAATAAAGCTTGATAGAAAGTGTCACCATTCTTGGCAAAGAATTGTACTTTATCTATAATGTTGGATATAGTTCTACAGCCAGATAGATCTTTTAATATGTTTGTCCAAGCTATATTAGGATCTACGAAACTAGGGAAATGAGTATATTCATCGAATTTAGTTTGAGGAGTGCCATCTTTACCTATTTCATATGCTGGAATAGTTTGGAAGAAGAATTTAACTTCAGCAGGAGCATTATCTCTAATAGATATATTCATACCTTCTACAGTATGCTGCCCTATATTCACTCCTTCTGTACCTTCTTCTATATTAGAAATAGTATCATTTTCATTTCTATCTACGGCTCTAATTCCTAACTATTTTAGCTTAACCGTAAGCATTGGTAGGATAACAGAATCAAATTTCTCTACTACTTCATTGATAACATCAGAAGGATACTTATAAGCTTGTGCCTGAAGTATAAGTTTAAGTCTATCAAACTTAGGAGCTTCCTTAGATAAATCAGAGTAGTTTATTGTCTTACCATCAGTAAATGATACTTGGAAGAAAGCATATGTCAAACTGTTTATAATGTCATTCAATTGTTTAACTGTCTGAATATGTTTAAATTTATATCCAGATACTTCCATGTTAGCTCCTTCACCTTTGTATATTTCTCTGAATCTAGCTACATTTTCAGTACTTGGCTTCAATCCATAATACTTACCTCTGTTAATAGCTGAATATATCTTAGCTAATCCATATTGACCAGTTCTAATCCATAACTTAATAAAGTCGTATATTCTTCTGAACCAGTTTTTAGTATCAAATCTGTAATTGCCTGATTCGTTTAGCATGAAGTCTTTAAACTGATCAGCTAATTTTTCATCAATTTGCTTATCAGTTAATCCTTGATCTCTATACTTTTTGTAAATTCTGTTTCTATGTTTAGGATCAATTAACAATTGAGATACTCTATGCCATGCCTCGTGATATTGAACACCTTCTGGAGCCTACTCTGAGATCTTTATAGAATCTTCGGTTACTCTACCTACTACAATATTACCAGCCTCTGTAACATCTATGACAGAAGAAACTATTTCTGGAGTAATACCTAAAGTAGATTGTATCCACTCTTCAGCCTATTCAGAATTCATTCTATTCTAGCTATTGATAGCCAATTCAGATACTTCCTTTTCGGTTACTTCCATATTAGGACCTTTTCTACCTTTACCGTCTAATATAGAAAATATTTCATCCAAATCTATAGTAGTTTGCTTACCTGTTTCATCTGGTAGAGTAATACTACCTCTTTTAGTTTCTTCCTGAACTTTTTGCTGAGACTGCTCTATTTTACGCTCTGCTGTCTTATCTACTAACATTACATCGTCAATGTAAATGTTAGCATCTTGTAAAGTATCAGCTACATCTGTAAGTAATATACCTTGTTTTATATACCAACCAAGTACACTAATACCATTAGGATGACTAGAGTCTACCTACTTATTACCATTACTATCTTTAGTAATACCAAAATCTTTATTAGTAAACTCTAAAACATTCGGTATTAATGTGATCTTATCTACATTATTGTTCTTTAAGAATAAAGCCAAAGGATATAGTTTAGGATCCTTTACTTGGGACTGTAAATCACCACCTAGATAATTAGAACTTAAACCCGATTCATCAATATTCCAATGGAAATTATCCATTATATAATTCTTCAGTCTTTCTCTAATTTCTGGTACAGTAGTTATATCATTTAAGTTATATACTTGTTGACCTACTACTAATTGATTATCTTCAGTAAGATAGAACTGCTTAGCCATTTTAGCTCTTACTTGTTCTGGAGACAGTCTAGTATCATTAGGATTAGTAGCTGTTTGAGGGCCAAAGTTTACTAAGAACTGTAGTACATTCTGTGGTGTAATATTAGTAACTGCACCATTTGCATCCGTATAGAATTGATCTTTAGAAGTAACTAAATTGATTATAAGATCAGCTACTTCTGGTTTATCTTTAAAGTTACCATAATTTAGTACTACACCTATTTGAGATGAACTTCCGTCATCTCTAGAAGTCTTAATCATCCATACTGGTTTACCCATAGGGAAGCCTTTAGCTGATATTACTTGGTTCTTAAAGCGAATTACATTGCCACCTAAACCACCTGTAGTAATACCTATCTAAGTATTTTCAGAATTAATTTCATACGGATCTTTAACAGTTAACCAAGAAGATTCGGTAAGATTTCTATTCTTAGGACTACCATCTTCATTCTTAAGATTTACAATTCTACCATTGGTTTTTCTTATGGTAGTAGGTACTATTTCTAAGTTAGGATTAGACTATACTTGTTTATTCAACTCTAGTACTTTATTACGTAAAGCACTGAGATTATTTACAATTAACTGTTGATCATTAAATGGTAATCTATTGAAAGCTCTATTTCCTCTAGCATACAGTCCTTCTACAGTTTTAATGCTAGCGATATATTCTTTACCTTTATAGTTAAATAAAGCATATATAGCGTCTGTAGTAGTACCGTCATCTTTAGTATAAGGTCTTACTACTATACGTACTCCGTTCTTAGTTACTTCTTTGATAAAGTCAGGTTGTCCAGATACCTCAGAGAATTCTTCATTATTCAGATACTGCTCCATACCTTGGAATTTCTTAGGTACTCTAATCCATTGTCCTTGCTCATTCTGCTTAGAATCAGTAAGTCTGTAGTTCAATTCGTGAGAATATGGATCTAATCTAGAGTCATAAGTTAACTCTTCTAATTGTCTGGGTTCAGTTTCTGTATCCTCTGTAACTTGTTGCTCCTTAATAACCTAATTAGGAGTTTCTAAAGCTTGCTTAGCTTCATCACCAAGCCATCCGCCAAGTATGTCGCTAAGAGTTGGTACGTCCTCTATAGTTAATGGTTCTGTCTTAGGAGCTTCTTCAACAGGAGATACAGGAGTGGGAGTTTCGCTAGGAACAGTAATAGGCTTTTGAACTTCTTTCTCTTTATTCTATATGTTCTGTTGTTCTCTCTAAGCTATTCCTTCTCTTGCTTCTTGGGCTAGAAGTTTCAACTCTTCAGCTCTAGCTTTTTCTTTACCTTGTAAGTTCTGCGATATTTTCCATTCACCAGAACTTATAAAGTCAGAATATGCTGTTTTAAGCAATTTTTCATCTATCTGTTCTGTTTCTGTTTCCTAAATAGGAGTGCTAGTAGGAGTAGATACTTCTGCTATAGGTTCTTCTACTGTTTTTGTTTCATCAGAAACAGGAACAGAAGTAGTAATAGGTTCTGGAGTAACTTCTTCTCCTTCTTCAACCACCTTCTCTTGTGTTCTACCAGAGTATAAGTCTTCTATATCTTGTACAAAATCATCTTCTTTGGCTTCAGAGTCTTTCCATTTATTAATCTTAGCCATTATAGATTTCTTATCATCTGAAGACATTAGATTGTTCTCTTCACGAGCTCTAGCTTGATCCAAAGAAGTCAATATAACTTGTTCTTGAGCATCAGCTAAATCCTGATGTATAGAGGGAACTTGAAAGTCAGTTTCAGTTAAATCAAACTGATTTAATACCTTTTTGAGTTCAGTATAGCTATTGAATAAAGACTCTCTATCTGTATTCAATAGGTTTCTAAAGTGTATAACATCGGCTTTAGATGTACGTAAATTGGTATTTTTTTCAAGTTCGTTAAGTTTAGTACTATTTTGCTTATAGTCGCTTATTAGTTGATCATAAACTGATAATTCAGAGTACAGAGATATAGCACTTCTTATATCTTCTACACTTATCTGTGAGCGTTGTTCATCAGATAGTTTAGCTATTACTCTTTCAATTTGCTTATTTACCTCTTCTCCGTTTAATATACTCTACAGTTTGTTATTTGCTGTTGCAAAATTTTTATCAGATTCTTCAACTAGTTTGTCATAATGATCCTTTAGTGCAATAAGTATATTATAATCATCAGTATTTGGTTCTATACCCAATGCTTCAGCTTGTTTTAATGCAGATTCAGATGTAGCTATGTTTCTTACTCTGTTAGCATTATTTCTTTCAGTCTCTATATCTTCTTGAGTAAGACCGTCAATGTTGGCAGATTGAAGATTATCAAATGATTGCATTAAGTTATTCCACTTATTATTTGCAGCCATTTCTGCATATACTATGTCTTTTCTTACTCTATCCTTTTGATCTAGTTTTTCAGCATATAAAGCTGATAATAGTTTATCTGCTTGTAATTGGTCTCTAGTTTGTAAGTAAGAAGTAGCAGCACCTATCCCACCAGTCATTAGACCACCAAGCAATGCCCCACCTTTAAAGTTTTCCATAAATTCTGCATCGTCTGAATATACAGAATCCCAAGGGGTAATTGCTGCAAATATAGATCTTGCTCCAGATCCTATGTTCTTAATAAAACTCTTTGCCAAATTAGGATTTTCTTCAAAGTGTCTGTCAATGTAGTCCTGACCTTTCATATATTGAGTGCCTTCTTCTGCACCTTCCATAGCAGAAGATATAAGAATTCTACCTCCTAAATCCAATACGGCTTTACGTTTAGTTATTTTAGGAAGTTTATCTACACTATCTATACCAAAGCTAGCTACATCATCTATACGCTTTGCAAATTCTCCTTTTAAGAAGCCTTTACCTTTATCATACTTTTCAGCTATAGTTTTTAAACCGCGTACACTTTTAGCCATTTTACCCAATGGTACAACTTCCAGCATAGTCTGTGTAGCATCCCAAGCAGACAAAGCCATGTTATCAGTATAAAGAGACTTCATACCTTCAAAGTTGTTAAGACGAATTTTATCGAACTTAACGTTGTTTACTTTTACTTGATTAGTAAGTAATTGATCGTATACGTAATCATCATTATCTATCTACTCTTGAGTATAAGAACCCATTCTTTGCATTTCTGCTTTGGCATCCTTTAATAACTATTTAGAAATACCACTTTTATCAATTTGATTAAGTACTGATGTCTTATAATTACTATATACTTCTCCTTTGGATTCCCTTTCTCTACTGAATAGATTGCCTACTATTGCTGCTCCTGCTCCAACGGTCATACCTACAGCTGTACCTATAGGACCAAAACTAGAACCTATAGATGTTGCTGCATAAGTAGTACCAGTAGTAAGTATATCATTAGTAATAGTAGCGGCAGATGAGCCCATTAATCCTGGTATCTTAAACAAATATGTATCTATATCAGTAAGATCCATACCAGGTTGTTGTGATTTTCTACGATAATAGTCAGAAGTTAACTTACTGTTGTACTCATCAGCATGATTCTGTGCAATATCTGCCTAAACTAAAGCTTGACTCTTCCTAGCATATAAAGTATTAGGATCTGAATAAGATCCTGTAGCTTTATCTATCTGTTCTGTTGTCTGACGATCTATTTCACTTAAAGCTGAATTCCAATTTCCGTTAATGAAATCGGTTTTCAGCTTTGTATTTAAAGAAGAGTCATTCAACTTATCATTTAATATGTTATTGTAAGCTTCTTTGTTATTGAGAATAGTATCAGACAGTAACTTTACCTACTGTTTTAAATCTTTATTAGTAGGATCTTGTCTTAATTGAGGAAGTATAGTGTTAATATCACGTACAGCTTGGATATAGTTTTTGGCATTTAGAATTGTATTATAATCCTAATCTGCCATTACATAATCACCTAATGCACTATCTCTAATAACCTCGTTTCTTTTAAGGTTCCAATCATTAAATGCATTAGATACCCAATCTGTAACTCCAAAATCATCAGGAGCACCCTCATAACGAGGGTTCTCCATAGTATGGAAATATTCTTCTACGTTAGCTTTTGGAGCCTAATAAGCATCGTACAAAGCTGTTCTCTATCTTATACTATCTGTTAATGATGTATCGTATACTTTTCTTTTCATATTATCTTATACTTCCTAATGTTTGTAATGCTGAAGTTCCATATTCATCTTTAGCTTGGGATGTACCACCTATACCTGTAGGTGAACCACCTTGCCATCTTTGATTTACTCTTTGCCAGAATTCTGGAGCATTGTTAGTACTTGGTAATGCTTTGAATATATCCATCTCAAAATATTCATGACCATCTTCTCCAACTACTTCTGTAACTTCTGAAGCTTTATATAAGTCTTTTAATGCAGTTCTAGTACTCTGTCTACCAAACGGAGCTACTAAGTTATCTGCAAATCCTTGTGTTAAACCTTTATCGCTCCAAAGACCTGTACCTAACGCTTGTTCTATTCTTTCTTTAGGTATTCTTATTTTACCAGATAATGCAAATGTTCCAGGTCCTACTTTAACCATTTTGCCTTCAGGTAAGAACTGTACATCAGATAAATTACCTGATTCAAGTACTTCCTTTAATGGGAAGCTTGTGTCTCTACCAAAACCAGCCACTCTTTCTGCTTTTCTAGGGGTAGTTTCAGAAGCAATTTGGAATACTGTTTCTGGTAATAAGAATCCTCTAGAATCATTAAACTGATATACATTCTTTGTGGTTCCATTTTCATCTTTTATTTCTTGTTGTGAACCACCTATACCAGTTAATAAATCGTCACTCTCAAGTAAGCTAACATTACCTTTAATCATATCTAGAGCAGAATTTACTCCTTTTAAATATCCTTGTTTAGAATATTCTTTGTTACCGCTTACTGATATAGGAGAGAAACCAGATGTCTTTTGGAATTCATCTCTAAGTATATGCTTGTTAGCTAAGCCTATCATTTGAGCTTGTAATCTATCAGCTGCATCTGACGCACTTCTAGCTACTATCAAATCATTATCATTACCTGTAGCTCTATAAGCATTAGAATACTGCATTGCAGCCTGATTAAGTTGCATATATGAGCTCATCATATTATCAATATTCTGAACTCCTTTCTTAGCATCTTGAGCTATTTTAGTATTTGGATATTTACTTATCAATCCTTCTATATAGTTTCTATATTGATCAAATCTAGAACCAATTCTAGATTGTACACTTCTAGTAATAGATTCATTTAAGAAGTCTAATCTAGTTGGATTAGGTCTAATTATCTCATCTTTACCTGTTCTACTTGCAGCATGCTTAGCTTGTATTAACCACAATGGGTCGACAGTATCTTGGTTTACTATTCTGTCTCTTTGTGAATCTGCAATCATTCCTACAAATGCTTCTCTAGCAGCAGCTTCATTACCACCTGTAGCTTGCAAAGCTTCTTTGTAATACTTCTGTCCTTGAGGTGTACTTACCAAATCATTAAATCTAGCATTAGCTATGTCATATAGTGTGTCGTATGTAATGCCAGCTCTATTGTACTTAACTCCATCTTTCCATACTGAACCTAAACTACTAGGTTTGAGATTACTAAAGTAAGGATTAGATAGTTCATCAGCTGTCATGTATCTGACAGGAGTAATGTCACTAAATACTCTTTTGTTACTCAATGTATCATACTGAGGAATATTAGAATCATCCCATCCTTCTTTGTATTTACCTTCAGCTTCCATTTTAGCTCTCATCTCTAATCCAGCTCTTAAATTATCAGCACTTTCCTTAAGTAAGGACAAAGATGAATAATCGGTACTATTAATTAAAGACTGTAGATTAGCTCTAAAGGAGGCATCTTTCATAGCATCGGGATTCTGGGCTATCTAGCTAATGGCATCCTGTACATCCTTTCTATTAATAGTTAAATTATACCAGTTCTGTGTATCTACAGCAGATGGGGAACGAAATTCCCCAAACTTCTGTAATGCTGTACTAAATTGTTTAGCTGCTTCATCTACTGCTGCTTTCTATGTAGCTCCTATTCTGTATAGTTCCCCAAAGTTAATAGGAACGTAAGTGTTTAATATAGGAGCTTCAGCAGCCTAATCATATCTATTAGCTGTCATTATCTATTTCCTCCCTTATTTAACCATTTCTTAAATTGACTCATATCAGCAGAAGTAAAATCAGCTTGTAAGAACGGATCATATAATTTAAGCATAGCGTTATCTCTACTTCTTTGATTGCTCATTAATTCTCTATTTTGAGCCCACTGACTTAATTGACCTAAACCTGTTCTACGAATATTTCTAGCAGTGGCTCTATTACGAGCATTAAGTTCAGATGCTAAGTTAGTAGCTTGAACCCACTGCTGTCCTAAGTTATTCATTGCGTTGGCATATTCCGCTTTATATTGATTATTTGCATTACTTTCAGCAGCTCTAGCAGCAGCAATAGCTTTATTAGTAGCAATAGCATTTTGCAATCTAAACGCCATATCTTGACCAGTATTAGTTCTCTATTGGCTAGCTGCATAATTGGCTACATTTCTATTAGTTTCTATATCTCTGAGTAGCGGATCAATATTGTATCTACGTCTACCCATAGTGTTAGTAATAGCTGTAGCATACGGGTTGTAATTAGCAGGTACTGCTTCTGAGCTACTAGTAAACAAATTAGACATTATAGGAGCTAAAGAGGCAGCTCCACTAACCAAACTGCTTAGCCCTTCTAATCTTACAGGTTCCTACTGTGGAGCAGTAATTACAGGTTGTACTGTTGCACCTGTTATAGTTCTAGTTCTAATATCTTCTGGAGTAGCATCCACATCAAAACTTTCATCTATAGTATCCAAATTAGGAATTATCTCTGGAGCAGTAACTCTAGCAGTTTTAGGTATTACTCTAGAAGTATAGTTAGTAGTAGTTACTTTAGGAGATGCTTTTCTAGTAGCGTTTATAGTAACTTCTGGCAAGTTACCAGCATCTACTTCTGATACTCTACCGTAATTATCCCAAGGAGCAGTAATGTCACCTTTCATACCCCAAGTATCTCTAACTCTTGGTGTAGGAGCACTTACCCCCATACTGATTTCACCAGCAAATCTAGGATCTATCATAAAACCAGCAGCATTATATCCGGCTGGGGTATTATCACCTCCTCTAGCAAAACTTTCTAGTTCTTTAGTTTTATTCTTAATGCCTTTCTTAGCTTTAATACTTTCCTGCATAGCAAATAATTTGTCATGCATTAATTTGTTATTCATCTCGTTAAGCATATCTGCATTCTAAGCATATATGTCTTTTCCTTTACTTTTCTTTCTAGTCATTACTTTATCACCTAATTCTGCAAAGGTTTTATTTGTACCTGGTACTTTCAAAGTATTACTTAATATTCTACTTCCTTCAGGTAAGTTTACTAAATTACTATCTGTAGGTTGTCCTTGTTCTGGTACTTTACTTACTGTACCATCTGGAGTCTGTATTAGTTCTCCATCATCTACATAAGCCAATGATGACGGAACTTTACCTCCGTATTCAAATACATCAGTATCAAACTCCGTATTATCTTCATTAAACTCATTAGCTAATCTTTCTGTGCCAGCTACAGCTTCTCTATTTTGAAATGCATTCAATCTTATAGCAGCTCTACGTCTTCTTAGTTTCTTATTTCTAAAAGCTCCTCTTAAACCAGTACCTAAAGTACCTTCATCAAAATCAGTAAATGAAGTCATTTCTGCTGCTTTACCTTTCTTACCAATAAGACCAACTGCTGCACCAGCAATACCACCTACTAAACCACCTACAGGTCCACCTATAGTCATACCAAGTTGTGCTCCAGATCCTGCACCTTCCGCTATACCAGTAAGAGATTGCATAGTAGCCTCTCCACCAGTAGTAGCTGTAGATGTCTAAAAAGGACTTGTTAATGTATTTATAGTCCCTGGTATTGCCTAAGTTATACCAGATATATTTCCTATACCAACCTTAGTAGGGTTACTTTTAACTATAAGGTTGCTAGGATTATTAGGAGCAATACCTCTAGATATAGAGGATTGTAATTCCTGCATATTACTTAAAGATACCGGCAAACCAAACTACGCAGCAGGAATCTGTATTTTTCTTTTGTTTTTATTCTTTTTCATATTAAATTCTAGAATATCTATAAGTAGTTGTTATCTAAGGTATCTAAAAAGAATAATCCTTATCTGATTTAAACTTATAATCACAAACCATATATTTACCCCTCATTCTAGCAGGAAATGACATATTGTCTTCTTCCTCGAATTGATCCTATCTTGGAACAGGCATTCTATAAGTATCTTCACGATAGTCAAATACTAAATCTTCTCCTTCTTTATTCGCTACTTGATGTTTAGTACTGAATTTTATTCCATCTAATATGTCATTAGTTAATATCTTATTATTAGGATCTATAAATTCTCCTTGTAATGCAATATTATCAAATACTTTAGTATACTGAGGATCTTTGTTTACTACTATCTTTAATCTAATGTCTTTACTAGTATCACCAAATCCTTCTATATCTAATGAATTAATGATATAGAACTCATTATTCTTAGTTGTTACAATTTTATCTGTAAGAGGTAACGTAAAATCTGGATCAAATGTATATAAAGATGTAAATGCGTTTAATTTTTCATTATATATCAAAGACTTATTATACAGTCTGAACCATACTTCATCATATTTCTTATCATACAATGAATTAGCTCCTTTAGTCTTTTGATTATACATGTTATTCATATAAGACTGCACGTTACAATCTTTTGATATTATACTTATTCCACTTCCTGTAGATTTACATATTTCATTCTTATTAGAATCGTACCAATATATGCTATTACTAGAGTTAACAATACTTCTATCATTAACTACATTAGTACCATTTAGAGTACTCAAATAGTCGTATCTATCCAATACTCCACCAGTACCTAATACTAACTAACCTACATTATTATCTTGTATCAATGATCTTTCATTTACAGATAATACTCCAAAAGCATTATTCTACCAAAAGTATAATCTATTAAATATACCTCGTATGTTAGTTATTTCTCCATACTGATAATCTACATCTATGAAATTAGCTGGTTTAAATACAGACCAATTGTCTATATTTTCATTGATAGTTTTAGCCTGTGATACATACACTCTATTGGCTGATTTTACATTAGCTTCATCGTATAGACCTCTAGTACTGAATAATTTAGCATCTGGTGTTACTGAATAAACATCATTATACAAATAATATGGTTTACTTTGGGAATGATATTGCTACATTTGAGTAGGCTCTAATTGCATAAAAGCATCCACTGCACCTGTACCTGCATTGTATGTTCTATTGGTCATTTCACCCATAGATAACTTTAGGTTTATAGTGCTTTCTAAAGGAATGTAAGCTCCAAAGTATCTCTTGTTTTCATTCCATTCATTTACATCATTCCTTTGAAATATCATCTGGCACGGATAGTCTAGTATCCCTAAGTAAGTATCACCACCAAATGCATATACTGTATTATTAGCTTTATTACCATAAGCTCCAACAGGTATATAAGTATTACTAGTTCTAGATGAATAAGTATTACCACTGTAAGGTATAATTGCTTTTTTAACATTAACTACAGTTACAACGCAATTATTCATCATATTAGAGTCTCTGTAAGCAGAAACTCCTTCTATACTTTGCTTATCCTATTCAGAAGATTGTAGTATCATACATGGCCCAGCTGGACCATAGGTAACAACATTATCACTATCTCCAGCTTTATAAAATTCACTAGTTGCCCAATTAGTATAAGCAATGTCACCTATATTTATCTTATAAGGAGCTACACCACCATTATTAGTTACATTATAAGGTATATTTTTTGCAAGTTTAGCATCTATAATAGTCTATTCTGCTGAATTATAGATAGAAGATCCTTTAGAATAGAATTTTTGTATGTAAGCCCCACAGAAATCATCTTTATGAATTTTAAATACTTGAGCTGCATTTTCAGATTGGCTGTCATCTTTATTGACTACCTTGGTCCATTTTCTATATTCAGATGAATTTACAACTGTATTATTAGGTGGATATACACTTCTATTATTCATTCCTACCCAATTCTATACATTTACTCCAGTGGTTGTATCTACTTCTGCTGTACTAAAGTAAGAATGAATAAGACTTTCCTATTTAATATACACATTATCTTTGAATACTTCTTCCGCTTTCTCTCCATTAAAACAAACCTCAGGAGATATAAATCTCCAATACCCAGATGCTATGTCGTTAGTATCTATAGTACTAGTTCTTTTAAATACAGAACCGGTAAGATCCATTACCATTTGCCTACGCTTGTTCATCAAAAATGGCATTGGTCTGTACTCATTCGTATCTTTAGACGTACCTCTACCAACTTCACCGTTATCTCTATCTTCTACTATCTTATAATTATGTAGTGAAGTAATTACTCCTTGTGATACAATTGTTCTATCTTGTTCAGTACGATCACATCTAACTATTTCATATGATACAGCGTCTATAGGGAAGTTTTTTACTGTAAATCTAACTCCTATAGGCATAGACTAAAATACATTATTGCCTATATCCTAATTAAATGCTGGAAAAGTATCCATGTTAGGAAATCTTATATCCCCTATCCATAATGTTGGTGATGCTATAGATTTACTATTGTAGAATACTATACCAAATCTATATACCTCGTCTCGTTGATAACTTCTAAATAAAGCAGATATTACTGGATCAGCGTAATTCTTCTATCTTGTGGCAGTCTTTATTTTCTTAGTAGTAGCTAGTTCCTATTTGTTAAAAAATATATCTGTTGGATCTACATGATATAAGTCCATACTTTCTACAGTTTCCGAACTATTGCTAATACCTACATTGTTTCTTAACCCGCCATTTAAAATAGAAATAAAGTCTTCCTTTAATTCAGTATATACGAAACTATACTCTATATTAAGACCGTTACCTCCTAGTTTATCACCCTTACCGTAAACGTATGGTAATATAGTTAACTGCCCACTAATGTCTCTCTTAGCATTATAAGGGTTAATACAATCGTGATGCTCTGGAACTTTACGCATTGTGTCATAGTCTTCAATTCCAAAGTACATATAATCATTCGGATCTGAAGTTTCTAATCTAACGTTACCATCCTTATTTGCTCTATATGCTCTAGCATCATACTCTACTAGCTTACCATTATCTTCTATCATAGGAACCCAAGAGGTTTCTGTAATATTAGAAGCAAATAATCTGTTCTATACAGAAGTAATACTGTTACAAATAAAAGCATAACTAGTAAAGGCGTTAAATTCTTCTTGAGTCATAACACTAAGCTAATTACTGCCTGTATCTGTATAACTTATTACATTCTTGTCTGTATCTATTTCTATATCATCTGCTATAGAATAAGTAGGAGTAGAATTGTTATCTTTATAGAAGATACGAATAATAGTACACCTATTAAAATCTTTAGTATCTAATGGAGCCTATATAGTACATCCTTTACCAGTATAGGAATCTTTCTATGATCCATAATGATCTACTAAGTTAGCACTAATACTAGAAGCATCTAGATGCACACAATTACTCAAACTAGATATAGATGTCTGTTGAGAATGAGGATTATATAGTCTATAACAATACTATACCATGCCAGCTTGAAAGTTACCAGATACTATTTCTGTAATTTCAAATGGAGGTAACACTGCATTAGGTATTATATCAATGCTATCAGGATTAAGTATGTTACCATCAGAATCTACTAATGGATTATCTTCATTAGGATATTTTACATACTTATCACTCATAATATTAATTACCTTAATAGATGAATTGCCATCTGTAAAGTAAGCTTTAATATTTGATTGTGTTTCATAATTTAATACTATACTCAATTGATTTGAATTAGCTTCCTCACATAACCTTAATTTTCCCTATAATACAACTGTACTAACTAAATTGGGAGAATCAAAATTTTCTATACGATATATCTTATTATAGCCATCCACTAACTTAGTAACTACTACAGCAATATCATTAATAGTTGCAGTACCTATTATTTCTTCAGTACTCTTGATGCCATAATTATACTTTTTAGCACCCTCTACACTCTAAAGAACACCACTAGTACTAGAATCATCAGTAATTATACGAACATCTTGACCATATCTATATTGATTATTCGGCAATATAGCTGCATCACTGTCCATATTCATACCACCATAAAATGTATTTATTTGAGCTGTATTACTAATCATAATCTATTCTAATTATAAATTATTTGTTCTTCCCCAGTAGTACTAAAGAAAGTATCGTGATCATTAAATTCTGGATAAAGCTTATGATAAGTATTTTTTATACTCTCCAGTTCATCTACTCCAGGCATCATAGCTTCAGCGTAAGCCTGCTTTCTGTAGTAGTTCCAGCTAGTCTTCATTTCTAAGTAATCCTACTAAGATATTTGTCCCTTTAGCTTTCTCGGATACATTAATTTTAATGTAACATACCACAATAATGCTTCTTTATAGGATTCCATATCTGGTATCATAGGCATACCTTCTTCATCAGTAAATATAGCATAATATTCTATTTTAATAAAACCAGTAGGTATATTAGTCATAATATAACCAGGTTTAGTCATATACTATAAATCTGCGCTGTACATTGTACCATCGGTATGAGCAAATTTACCATTTACATATCTGTTAGATGGACTAGCTACTGTATACTAATTTACTAAAGCACTTAAAGTATCGCGCATATTAGAATCTGAATTAAGTTTATCTAAAGCTTCTCTATCAGATACTAAATTAAATAAGTTCTTTACTAAAGGTATTAAGCCAGCATCTGGTATAAGCATACACGGTTTATCAATGCATTTGTCATGGTATACTCCAAAACTAGATGTAGCTTTTCTCATAGGTAGCCAACCACCACTATTACAAAATGAAAACGCTACCTATCCTAGTCTATACAAATCACACGGTAAGGAAGCCTAATGACATTTAACGGGTAATATAGTTACCTTATGTTCATACTGTTGTATAGCTCCAATCTTAAGTAAACCTTCACAGATCCACTCTCGGATATCAGATATTTTAATTTCTTCTTCCTTTAAATCTAGGTCTGAAATGACCTTTGCCAGAACTGTTTTGGAGCTAATCATTCTATTATCTATCATAACTTATAATTCTGGATAATCTTTTAATTTATTAAAAATAATTTGAGCAAGTGCGCGTTTATTTTCTCTTGAAGCTATGAACTAATACTTGCTCTTATTAGTTAATAAACAGTTCTTTTTAGACCAATGAAATCTGTACTTGAAATAACCACTATGATCGTTTAGTAAATATACAGGTTTACCTGTTTCTTTAGTAGCTTTCCAATCCCATCTCAAACTCTTACATGAGAATTCCTTTGGCTAATGTTTTATTATCTGTAGTGTACCTAATCTGCAAGGTAATTTTACTTCCTTACAGTTCTACATTATTTCATCTCTAATATACTTAAAATAATCTGTTACTATTGCCTTATATGTTTTTAAGTCAACATCATACTAAGTATTAGTATCTATTTGATTCTTATAATTAATATAGAAATCAGCAATAGTATAGCTCTTTCTTTTATATTTTACTCTTTCTCTCATTTATTACTATATCTATTCTGATTATCGTCCTTAGAATCATTAGTAACATCACTAGGTGAAGCTACCATAACTCTTAATTCTTTCTCTAATATCATCTACACAATAATAGGTACCATAGCTGATGGAACTGGATATTCATCATCTGGGTTATAACAGGGTATGTCCTTAGTAGGATCCTAAAGTATTACATCTATACTTATGTACTCTAACTGATTAGAATCTCCTTCGACATATATCTTATTGTTCTTAACCCAAGCAATATAGTCTTTACATGTAGCTTTTCTATACTTCTACAATTTAGCTTTAGTATAACTACCTAACTATATTAGGTTACCAAACATATCCCGTACAGCTATTACTCCTGGTTTATATCTGAAATTGATTAAAGTAGGTAATTCTTTCTCACCAACGAATACAAACTTACCAGGAACTATTTGTACTCTGTCTAGATGAATAGGTTCTAATGTGGTGACATACGCTTCATCAACATCGTAACCTTTATCAATAGCCTACTTTATAAGCATTGCTCTATAATAGTGAATCCATAATTCAATCTAATGTCTTGAAATATGTTCTGATTCTGCTATATTATTATTACGAACAATCTATAAAATATTATCAATAAGATTATTAAGACTCATTTTATTAAATATTAACGTTAATACAGACTAAAACGCATTTTAAAGCCCGTAGCTGCATTTTATATGCTCACCCTTACAATCCCTTTAAATAACTAATAGCTCTTCTTACACAGCCTTAAAATAAAAAAAGGTTGATCTTATTGACCAACCTTATTCATTGCATCTTTCATATCCTATGGTAACATCTCTTTCATAGGTTGAGGAACCATTTGATTTGCTTTCCTTATGATATTCTTTAATTCGTTTATTTCTTTTTGAAGCTCTGTTATTTTTGAATCTTCTTTGTCTGTATCATTGGTTACCTCTAACTTATCTAATAGCTATTGACACTTAGACATTTCTTCATCACACTTTGCTATAGCTTCTTTTCTCTATTTATAAGTATTATACTGACTGCGTACTATACTTATTATTTCCTATTTATTTGTAGATATAGTTAAACCTAAAGAGCTGTCTGTTATAGTTGATTTATTTTCAGGTATAGTAAACTTTTTAGATTCTCCATTACATTGAATAGTTATATCCACTAGTTTTTTACGCTATTGATTAGGCATAGGAAACTAACCAGGCGGTAATGGTTCTTCATACACATTGCTTACCTAAGTAACCTAACCTTCATTATATTCGGTTGTCTTCTTGAAAGTACCTATTACTTCTATTATATATACTTTATCACCTATATTTAATTGATTGAATAACATAAGCATAAGATTTTAAGGGCTCAATTAAGAGCCCTTAGTTATTATTAAGCTGCGGGAGTTGCAGGTGTAACAATATGATTTATTACTTGAAATATACCGTCACACTTATTATAATAAATCAAATATCTATTTCCAGTTAATATTTCATTATTAGTCATTTGTGTTCCAGAACCATTCAATAAAGCTTTAGCTCCAGTAGAAGTAATAACAGTAGCAGTATTGTCTATCATTCTATTATTAAACGCACACGGATCTAAAAATACTAAATCTGTAGCAGTAGCGGTACTAGCAGGAGTAGAAGTTACATGAAGTATAAATAATCCTTGACAAGGTAACTATCTCCATATTCTAGGACATAATCCGTACGTTACAGAAGTACTGGTTGTGTCTGTAGTAACATAGTTCGTCCTTAATACAGGAATACCATAATTATCTACAGTGCGTACTCTATTTCTATTAAAATAGTTTAAGAAAGGATAAAACATAATTACCTCCTTTCTTAGCATCCACAACCATAACCATAGTTGTCATTATACCCATAACTATATCCAAAGCCACCATTGCAGCCATAAGGATTATAAGTTAAATAAGCAGGAACCGGAACAGGTTTAAGCTAATTAACTATATTTGCTGTTTGAGCCTACTGTGAAGCAGACAAAGCTAATTGATTGTTTTCTTGACGAAGTGAATCAATCTTGTTCTGCATTTCACGCATTTCAAGCTGACAGAATTTATCATTAATAATTTGAGTTTGAGCATCAATCTTAGACCCTACAATGTTAAACTTAGTAGCATTGTCAGCCATTAAAGCGTTGAAACCAGAAGTAATTGCATTCTGTAATGTATTAGTCTAATTACATGTAGATAATCTAGAATGGTGCACATACAAATACAATACTAATTATGGTACTGCAATAGAAAGACGATCTTTATCAAAAGAAAAACCAATAGAACAGCTAACTTTAGATGATAAAATTATTAAAGTGTGGAGAAGCGCAAAAGAAATAGATGACAAACTTGGTTTTACACACGGTAATATATCTAGATGTTGTAAACATAACAGAAAACAAGCTTATGGCTTTAAATGGAGGTATGCATAATACCTCCATTTTTTTATTTTCCTATTTCTATTACACGAGTGTCGGTCACTTTAATCAGTGGATTACTATTAACCACTTGATATTTCTTTATTCTTATACGTCGCCAATCAAAGTGCCAGAACCTAACCCAGCCATTTTTATATCTGTTTTTATATTCTTTCTTATCTTCTACAAATATAATTTGTTGATTTTTTATATCAATCTTGGCTGTTAGGATTGAGTCCTTTCTACTAACTATGATAGTTGTTAAATCATTGAGCTTTAGCTCTTCGTTAAAGTCTATTAACTTTTCTTTGATTACTGTTTTCACAGAATCATTAATCTAGGTATTGATTACACTTGCGTCAGTTAGGTTCTTGTCTTTGATTTTTAATTCTTTCTTAACCTTATTAACTTGCTATATTAAGCTATCTTTACTATGGTTAAGTTCATCTATAGTAAGCTAAAGTACTCTGCTATTATCCTGAGCATTGGAAGCTATTTCTTCATATGCTCTTATGTTGTTAGTTATTCTGTCTATTTCTCTGTTCTTGTTCTGTAGCTAATTATGTTGATAAAAAATAGTCGCAATAAGTAAACTAACTAAACCTACTGCGACTACTTTGAAATTCTTTCTTAACCAATTAACTACGCTTATGACTGGTATCATCTGAAAGTTCATCATCTAATTTGACATCTAATATCTGTTCCCCTTTTTTCTTTACTAATTTCTTAAGTAAAGTCCACACTTTCCATCCGGGGTGAAGTTTACCTAAGTGTTCAAGTAAAGTAAAGAATTCTACGAGTGCTATAGCTCCAGCAACAAATTCTACAGCATGTAAATTAATTGAAGTTACTATAAACTTCTCTATAGTGAATGCACCACAGATTGCTACGATAGCATCTCGTATTTTATAGAATATCTTAGAAAATAATCTCTTAGATTTACTAACAATATCGGTTGTCTCCTTCTTCTTATTTACCTTACATTCATATATTGTATCTAAAATTATAATAGCAGCTAAGGCTAAGATAGGGACATAAACCGGAGAGTATAGAGATATTAATCCACCAATCGCACCGATAGTAAACTTCTCTACACTGCTAAACATATTTTTAAATATCGGCATTGTCTGTTCTCCTAACTGATAATAATTCATAGATAGTAGTTTGATAAGGTAACCAAAAAAGTCCCAGTAGATTCAAAAAGGGGTTTAAAAATCAACTGAGACTAAATGACATTTGTTCGAGATTATATTTATAAAACGAGAGATTTAATAATGTGTTACTAACTCAAAAATGTTATTGATTGAAACCAATAGCGGTTCTTACGAGCTTCTAGCATATTCAATCAACTAATGATACTTAATTATCTTCTTTAGTAGATTGATGCCATTACAATGTTTCATCCAACCAATATGACTACAGACTTGCTGCCTATATTAACTATAAGTCATGTGCTTAAGTTTATTCATAGCAGCAACTTTCTTACACATTTTGTGTTTAATATTCTTTCTAATCAAAGTATAATCGTGATAGATTTTATATCCTACAAAAGATATACTTCTATCTTCTACTTTGAATATCTGATAATTACTTTTAATTTCTAATTTAAGTGTGCCTAATTGTTCTCTTATTTCATCAAGTAATTGTCTTAAGTATTCTTTATCACTATGAAGTATTACCATATCATCTGCATATCTAAAGTAATACTTAACAGCTTTATCCTCTTTAAGCCAATGATCAAAGTATGACAAATAAAGATTGGCAAAGAACTAAGAAAGATAATTACCAATAGGAACTCCTTCTACAGAGTCTATAATACCATCTAACAATGCAAGTAGCTTATTGTCTTTAATCTTCTTTCTAACTATCTACTTTAATATTTCATGGTCTATACTTGGATAAAACTTTCTTACATCTAACTTGAGACAATATACTGTATTCTATTTATCTTTCAATGCGCTTTGTATATCATATAATGCTTTATGAATTCCTCTCTTCTTAATACAACTATAAGTATTAGTAATAAATACAGAACGCCAAATTGGTTCTAATATATTCATAATAGCATGATGAACAATTCTATCAGGATAATAAGGTAATTTAAATATAAGTCTTTCTTTAGGTTTTCTAATTATAAATGTATCATACTTAGAGGTAGTATAAGTTTGATTTATCAGTGTACTTTGTAATCTAACCAATAAACTATCTTTATACTTGTCAAACTCCTTAATATCATTTCTATTACTCTTATTCTTTCTAGCTTTCTTATCAGCTAAATATAGATTGTCTATTGAAACAATCTTTTCAAATAAATTATTATATCTTTTCATCTGAAGCACCTAAGTGAGTCTTCACCGAAGTTACCAACACACTCGTTTAGGTTAGTTATATTTTGCCAAGAGGCAAGGTCTCGTTCCTCAAAAATAATCTGAAAATCACTGATAGTTCTCTGATAATCGTGCTTCATTGTACTGACATCAGCAGCCGCACCACCCAGGGCCCAGGCAAGACGCCCGAAGGAACCACCCCCCCGCGGAACCAAGACCCGCGCCCGCCCCCACCCAACCTACTTGTTCAATCCAGAACGACAACCTATTTGTTAATAATTAAGGGATATATACCAGACGAGTACCGACATTAGCACTCGCAGAACCAAGGTCACTGTTAGAACCCAGACAGAAGAAACCCGCAACGGAACCATAACCCGCGCAAGCCCCCAACAGTAAAGTTCTGTCAGATGCTACAGCATTCGTCCAATAATGATCACAGAAATACGTAGTAGAACCAGCTCCACCTTCCTAACAGAATAAGTCAGCAGCCGCATTATTTGTAATGCGTTTAATCCATTGATTGCTAGTAGTGAGAGTAGTTAAACCACTATCTTCATATAACGATTTATCTATGCCAAAATTCTCTTTATTGTTGGTGACGTATATCTTATTGTCTGTTCCTGTTACAACAATATCACAACAGTTCTTCCATATATGACCAAATGGATTTTCAATACCTCTGTATCTATTAGCGTATTGACTGGCTTGTGTTTCAGTACCTTCTGCATCTGTATTAACGTATGAATACTGTACTTGACCAGAACTATTACCTAATGAATTAGTAGTACCTGTAGGTACAAAAGCCCATCTATCAGCACCGTTTTCTTTCTTAGTTCCATTAGTAATACCATTACCAAGTCCACCTTGATGATAACCTTCTTCGGTCAATGCTGTGTTAACTGCTTTCTAACTATTAAGGGTAGCATATTCTACTACATAACACCAAGTAATAAACTTATGTATCTCATAAGTATAGATAGCATAACTATTACTTCTACCATTACGAGCCTGTGTCAAGAAAGTAGCTCTATTAGTATTTACAGCAGGTACTTGATTTCTAATTGAGTATAAGGTACTGCCGTCTCTATAAGCTTCATATGCAGAGCAATACTTCTTACTAAACTTAGTATATCCTTCTAAGGGATACAAAGACATTCTGATTTCCCAATCATAGTCTCCGTGTACTACCACAGTATAATATGCATCAGGTAATTCAACCATATCATTACCATCTTCAATGCTATTAGTTACTTCAGAACCATCTTCGTAATGATCCCAATCTGTAGCATTAAAGTATTTAATAGTACCATCAGAAGTAAGTCTACAGCCTTTGAATAATGATTGTACTGGTAGGTCTTTATGCATTTGCATATTACCAGTTCTTACTCCATCAGGACTACTACCTGTAAAACGTACTCCATACCATAAGTCACCTGCAGCATATATCTAAGAACCGTTCAACCACATCTCTTGAACGGATTTCCCATTAGCAGCAACTTCTTGGAATGTTAAATTATTTAAACCAACTTGTCCCATAATTAAGCTGAAAGTTTAATATACAATATACCAGGAGTCTAACTACCTACTTCAGGTACTTCATCTACTATTTTAATCTGCGTAACATCTGTAGAAGTTACTTTATTAGCTACAGCAGTATTTATCTTATTATTTGCTTCACTTTTAGTATATACATCAGACTTATTTGCTTTAGTACCTAATTGATTAGTTATAGTAGTAGCAAAGTTAGGATTGTCACCTAATGCAGCTGCTATTTCATCTAAAGTATTCAGAGTTTCAGGAGCAGAAGCAACTAATTTGGCACATTCGGCTTGTGCTATTTCGATAGCCTTAGCATCTGTTTCTAATTTAGTATAAGCATCATTAATACCATAACCTGCCAATGTAGTAGACTTATTTGCTTTACCGTTTAGGTCATTGGTTAACTTCTGTTCAGCTTGTTTAGCTCTATTTACCTCATCTGCAATTTCCTATTTCAGTTTCTTTATTTCTACACTCTAATCAGTATTAGTAAAGTAATTAACCGGTAACCAGTCATTGCCTGTATAACTTTTAATTACATTACCATTAGCATCAGTAGATAAGTCAATCCAATAAGTTACTTCCATAGGATTGGGAGCATAAAAAGATGCTACGAAGTTAGGGTTCTCTTGTTTTATCATAAGTTTTATTAAATTAAAGTTATAAAATATTTAGCAATAGACCCCAATACAATAGATGAAATTCCAATTGCTAAGTCTTTTTTATTCCATTTACCATTATAGTAATGACATCTATCGCTATTCTCTTTAACAAATAGCATTAGCAATGATGTACTACTATTAAGTAATAATGCAGTAGTGAAATATACTACTGCACCAAATATATTATTCTTTATAGAATTCTTCATTATATCACATTTGTAAATTTAATAGTACCTGCAAAGTTAGCTACTTCTTCCATATTTAAGAAGTCTAATTTAACTGCACCAGATACATTATAGGTCTATATCAGGTTCTTGCTGCTTAGAACACATCATATTGTTCTTTACCCAAGATATTTCATATTCAGTAAGAGTACGATTGAATAGAAGAATATCACCGTGACAACCAATAAAACATTGATTTCCTAAAGAATCTTTAGTACTTCCAATAACTAACCTATCATCATTATCCGATTGGTCAGAGTGATAATTAATAATATTACCATTATATGAAGTTTTTGTTTGATAACTTACATTATTTTCTTCAATATTTATAGAAGTTTCGGCAGCAAAAGATTTAGCAGAAAAATTATTTCCATTACTTGTTCTTTCAAAAACAAAAGCTTTACTTTTATCAATAAAATAACTCCAACTTTTTACTTTATCTTTAAACCAAGTTCTATCAGCAATAATAGTATAATCAGTTAGAATAGGTAATCCATAAGCGACAGCATAGGATTTACCATCATAACAAAGTTGATTAGGATAATTCGCTATCAATTCAACATCAATTTCAATATCCTTATTTGTTCCGAAATCATAATAAATATTAGTTTCTTCTTTATTATTGAAAATTTCTTCACTAACAATAGGAACATCTATTATACTACCATCAGTAATATATGCTGAATAAACTTGCGTAGATTGTAAATTACCATCAGTACTAACTACACTAAATTTAATATTATCTATTTTCTTATTGATATTAAATTTAAGTTTATAAGATTGATTATAATAATTATTTTTTGGAATGCCAATAGTAAAACCAAACCAATTATCAGCTTTCTTTTTAACTATATGAAACTTGTTATAAGATTTTGTACTTATATTATTATTAATAGCTGAACCATAATTCCAATTCTTAAAATCTTGAGCATAAATACCAACACCACTATTCAACTTACCTTTAAAACCGTATAAATAAGCATCATGTTTATTGCCGCTAAAGTCTTTTAGAATAGAAGTAGGAAGTTGTTCAATAACAACATTAATGCCAGATATTACTTTATTAATACCAAAACCAAAAAACTGATAGACATTATTGGTAAATTTATAAACGCCATCTTTGCTAATATATTGTCTAACACTATTAATATCTTGAACAAATAGTTTAAGTTCTTCACTAACGCCAGTAACTTTAATAACTATATCATTAGTAGAAGTATTAATATTTTCAATTATATTTAAAATATCTGTTTTAGATTCAGTTATAACAATTTTATTAGGAGTTCTATCAATAGTACCTCTATGCTCATAATAATTAAGTCTTGTAAAATCCTCAGCATAACTTTCAATAACATCATAGTTAGTCAACTTTTGTTTGCAGTATGGAGAATACCAAGCAACTATACTTTCTTTAAACCAATCAGGTTGTTCAGGTTCAGGTGGTGTAGGTGTACCAGGTATATACCATTCACCTAATACTACAGCGCCTATATTAGTATATTGACTAATGCGTATATGTTTACCTTTGAATAAACCAAAATCAACCTAATTAGTATCCTATACTACATTTAATATAGGAGTTGAAGTAAGACTTTTAGTTAGATCATTTATAATGAGCTACCCAGTAATATTAGCAGGTTCAATATAGGAATCTCCCTTCTCTATATGATACAGTTGAGGAAATACAAAGTATGCCTATGGATTTATAAATATAGGTTGATATAAACACGTTTTCATTCTAACTCCATTTCTTTTATGTACACATAAATAGCAAAGTGATCGTCAAATTCTATAGTATAGATATTGTCTTCCCATTCACTACTAATACAGGTACGGTTACGTTCTTCTTCAATGAGCTCAGCAACTAATGTATCATTTATATACTGCTTAGCTTTTTCCTCAGAGTCAAATACAGCATCTACATCTTTGTATATGTCCGGCTCACAATATTGACTACTATCAAATTCAGTTATAACTAAATATATTCTCATTCTATAGTAATTTGTATGGGTTCATTAATATCTTTATGCTCCTTAAGCATACTATATAACTCTTTAAAGGTATTAGTACTATTGATTACTTGTCCCTTTACTTTATTCTGTCCAACAAGTATACAACCATCTGTATCCTCTGGAGTATTACCTATATGGATTAACACACCTTCATAACCAGGAACTCCTACTAATCTAGGTAAGTAGCCTTTACAGAATGAGTACTGTTTGTAGTTACTAAACTTAGGAGACTATACATCTAAAGTAATACTGTAAGTACCAGTAGGTATTGCTGTTACTCCTTTAATCTTAATACTCTTAATTTCATCCAGAGTCATTTTAGAATCTAATCCTCTATCTGTATCTTCAAGAGTATCACAGATATACATCAGAGCATATCCTTCTCCGGACGCATATTGTTCATCTGAGTAAGTCTTACAGTATAGTTTACCTATAGTATACTTATCTCCTTTAAATATTCTTTTTAATACTAATTCCATATTATTCATTATTAGTTTTTCTACTACTCACTGACTAATCGTCTAACATATTGCCAACTAAGTCAGCAGCTAAGTTCATACCAAATGTTTTGGCATCATTATCTATCTCACTTACCTTAACGTTAATCTGAAGTAACAGCAGATATATTTGTTCAAGTAGTTCTCTATCTGACATATGTACTAAGTATGGATTCATGTTGAAAAAGGATTAGCGTTTTGTGATAGATATATATATGTAGTAATACCCATAGCTGTTACAGCTATTGTTGCTGTACGCATCATATTTGTAGAATTATTACTTAAAGGTTCTACACGCAATATTCCTCTATCTAACCTTAGTACTTCAAAGAATTGAGTTTGTCCAGTAACTTTAGTTATATAAGAACCAGTATAATCTTCAATATTCTCACCAATAGCAAACTAATTAAGCAAATATGTTGTACCATATCTTAACTGAATATATTTCTATGTAGTACTATTGTGCGACCAATTCTCAGCTAATGAATCTGATGTCAACTATGCTCTGTCAGAAAAATTTAATGTAATAGAATTGTAATCTGCTAATTCATTAGAATCTGTTGTACAAGCATGAGTAAGTTTACTATTTATTTCAGATCTAGATGGACATTCATTAGTAATTGGAACACTTACGTATTGTAGATATTTAGTTGGTATTCTACCATAAATGTTTAGCCAACTCTACATTTCTGTACTAGATTTAGGTTCAACTAGCATGTCTTTATCTACCATTCTTCAATTCCTCCACTTGTTTCTTTAAATCTTCAATTTCTTGCTTAAGCAGTTTGATGCCTTCTACTGCCACTACTCCTAACATACAATAATCTACAGACTTCATACCATCACTGTCTGTATCGACTATATCTGCAAAATCATTTTCTATATCTTGAGCAATAGTACCTATCTAATGCTTATTACGTATATCAAAGGATACAGTGGGTATATTACATATTTGTTCTAGCGTATGGTTTAATGGAACTATATTAGACTTAAGTCTAATATCAGATTCTTTAAAGAATCCGCTTGCATGTACTTCTCCAAAACCACCATTTCCTTGACCATTTCCAACATATATATTCTTAGCATTAGTTGTACTACCTGATCTAGGTCTATAATTTATCCAGAAATAAGAAGAAGTAATATTGTTATCTGTTATGTTAAATTCATTTAATTCAGTTAATACATCTGGTAAATTATTCCAGCTTGTAGCCAAATCCGTTACTTCAACCTTATAACCTTCATTATAAGGAGTTACAAGAAAGCTGGCACGTTTAGAAACAGGCCCATTAGCGGTGTAATAACTTAAATTGTATTGCAGATTATATTCGTTTTTTGCATCGCTATAATAAGCATATACATTATTAGGTTCAATACAGTTTAAATTACTGGCATAGGAATGAAATAAGTATCTTTGATGGTTTTTAATAATATCCATAATTACTTCTTTCAATCTGTCCTTTGATCCAAAAACATTATTTATATAATCTATTGCGTCTGTACCTACTCTATTTACATTTAACGTGAGATAAGAACCGTTGGGAACATCAATAACTTTACCATAATTTTTTAAATCTAAAGCATTTATAGGTTTTGGGGTCGTAGTAGTTGGACTAACACTTTGGTCGCCTACTATATATGCATCGGTATGAAGAATAACGTTTGCACTATGAGAAACATAAAAATGATATTTACCACCACCACGTACAAAAACATAACACATATCAAAATGATTTAAAAAATCTAAACCTCTAACTGGGTCTAACTGTGCATGAGCAAAATCTGATAAATATACTTTTATATCAGAAACAGCGTTTATTCCCCAAGTACTCGGAGCCCATTCCCAAATTTTGCGAGTAGAAAATCCTCTATCATGTGTAGACCATGACGGTTTTGTACCACTATCTAATGCTACTAGTACTTCTGCGCGCATACACATTCTAATTCCAGCGGTAATTGTAACCGGATACCACGTATTTTCATCCAACCCGGAGGCATCAATCTCTGTAAGCTGCATCATGTAGCCATAACTACGAGCGCTTGAAATAGCATTATCAATATATTCGTTACTACCTTGTACTACTTTATACTAACCATTGTCAGTTAAGAATTTAGTACCATCTCCATTAGTAATTATTTTATCTATTTTATTCTTGTCTGAAGGTAGAACGATACCGGCTGTACTATCAGTTACTGGATCAAACTTCAATAAGGATGAATCTGTATCGTCGGGATTTTTAAGGTTCTGTTTTATTAAATTAAGAGATATGCTATCACTATTATGTCTTAAACTTCCTTCAGTAACTACAAGATCCGGCATGTCAATTACTATCTATTTCAGATTATTACCTTCTGTAGCACTAAACTTATCATTTAAAGCATTCTAAGTAGCAGTAGATATAGGTTTGTTAGCATCAGAAGTATTATCTACATTGCCTAATCCTACTTGTTCTTTAGTAACTTCATGAGGATTAGATTTATTATTAATATGTGTTTCTAAATTAGTCTATACAGCATTAATATCAGATGTAATACCAGCTTGATCTTTTAAACCATCTAATTTAGTTTTATCTGACGATGACATCAAACCTGCTTGAGATGTAGTAGCTGAAGTAATAGTAAGAGTATTTCTACCTATTTGCTATGCTTTTTGTCTATAAGTAGTAAAATTTAAAACTGCTTCAGTAGTAGATTGATTTACATCTACTGTATCAGTAATTAGTTTATCAGGTATTCTATTCAATTTATCTGTAGTAGCTTTACCCTTATCTCCAGGATATGCAGTAGAACTAGTTTCACCTAATGCTAATGATTTAGATATTTCTACATAGCCTGTACCTGACCATCTATAAGTTAAATTAGTATCTTGTACTATATATATCTTACCAGATTCGCCAGTACCAGGCAAATTACTAAAAGTATCAACTTCTATTACATCATCTACATAAGACGGTAATTGAGCAGATGGAATAATACCACTTTCATTCAAAGAAGCTAAACCATTTGGAGCTCCTTTACTATCTATAAATTCTTGTACTTTGTTATTAAGTTCAGATGTATCACCTATAAGAATCCAACTACTTTCTTTAGTATAGTCAGCACCAGGTGATAATTGATATACTTTACCAGGTCTATCTTTACAGGAAACTAACATACAGTCATATTTCCATATACCTCCCTATTCATCTGTCCAGGTCTCTGGTTTTACTAGATCTGCATATGAATTAACTAACGATCTAGCTTCGAGAGGGGCATCTTTCTTTACTTCAAGATTACCACTAAAATTAAATGTTCCTCTATCTCTCATAATTAAGCAAATGTTATTTTAAATGAAGATGAACCGTTAGTTCCATCATTACGAGTATATACTTTATATTGTACATTAGCACCTTGTACATCTATGTTTTCAGTAGTAACAGAGAATCTACTAACACTATAGTCTTCATACTTACCACTAAGTGTATTCAACAATGTAATCTTAGTTACATTGAACTTAGCTGGTATCTTAAATGCATGTTTATTGCTTGCTGTTTCAGCTACAAATGTAACATCTAGTGTTTTATTTGTAGTTAAAGGTAATTTAGCAAATGCAGTAATATTGTCCTTATTAGTATAGTAAGGATAGACACCGGTAACATTTAATGTTTTGGAATTAGAAGGAATCGTACTAGTCTTTGTAGTAGTATCTTTAGGCTCTGTCTTATGTTCTTCATTAGTTTTACCTAAGTTACTACACGCATAATATACAGGCATAGAAGCAAATGTAGCGTTAGCTGTAGGTCCAGTTATATCTACTTTCACTGTATTAGTACCTTCAATAGCTTTAAATGTTTTACTATCTAAAGTAACCTAAGCATGATTAGTATTAGCAGTAGCATTTTCTACACTTCCGTTAGTAGTACGCTTCATAGTATAATTAACAGAATTCAAAGCTACATTACTAGCATTAACTGTAATAGTAGTATTAGAAGAATCCTTTGTATTATCATTAGAGGAACTATAACCGTAAGTAAATCCACTATATGTTCTTGCTGTAGTAGACATAGTAGCAGCAGATAATGTAGTCTTCCCAATAGTAACAGTAGCACCTACTTCTACTAAGCCTGTATTACTTAATGTGAATGAAGGAGCTGTAATAGCTGCACTAACCGTACCTTCTTTGAATGCAAGATTAGTAGGCCATAATTCTTTAGTAAATAAAGATACAAATAAATCCTACATGCTTGTATCAGGACTAATACTGTTTATACCAGCTTTGTTAAGTAAGTCAGCTAACGGACCACCTGCAACCGGTATAGCATCGGTAGTCTTTATAGTTTCTGTAGTATCTTCTATTAATTCCTGATAATTACCATTATCAGTTAAATACTTATTACCATCTCCGTCAGTAACTATCTTATCTACTTTTACTTTATCTGTAGCAGACATAACGCCTGCATTACTAGTAGTAGCTGATGGAATAGTTTTACTACCTTGAGCATCACCATCAAACAAACCTGATTCCTGTTTAACGTCATACTCATAGTTGAAAGTAACAGTTGAACCATCTGTAGTAAAGTCTGCAACTTCTCTAATGACGTTATCAGGTAAACTATTAGCTATATCAGCTAAATGCTTACCTTTACCACCATCATACGCAGTACCAGTTACTTCTCCAATAAATAGTCTTTCTGACATAACTACCATATCATTACCATCCCAGAGATGTATGATATTAGTACGGTTATATTCATCTAAACCTACTAGAACATATACTTTAGATGTAAGTGGGTCTAACATGTCCCACTTGTTAAAGCTTCTAACATACAGTTTCTTATTTTCTTTGCAGTAGTAAATATCTCCTTCTTTAGCTTGATATAACAGTAAGTCCATTTCTGATACTGTGTCTACAAACTTCTATATTTTTATCAAAGCCTGTAGTTCTACATCACTATCAGATATATCCCCTATATAATCTATTAAGGACTATATACTTAACTTACCATTATGAATGCCATCTTGAAAAGGAATTATTTCTTTACCATTGAGATCTTTCCTTTCGACTAACTGACTTATTCTAATTCCTTTTGTAATCATATTACTTATTCTGTTTTTAATGCGTTAATAGCATCTATAATTGCAGGTTTACAGTACTGATTTACAAACTGCATAAGAGTTTGTATTTCTTCTTCTGTATATTCTGTTTCCCCTTCAGAATTATAAATCTTTAAAGCTAATGCATGAGCCTTAATACCACTACCTGCTTCGTAAATCAATTCACCTAATTGTTGTCTAGCATCCAAACAGATCTTGTTTGTCTTTTGAATGTCTGTGTATGTTTCTAGTTGTGCAAAATTTATTTTCATAATTAAATAGATCTACTTCTAAGTATTGCATAATATTTGTTTTGTGAATATATTAATAGAAAATCCATAACATCTCCTACATTCACAGTAATCCATTCTATTCTATTACCATTATTATCATATAATATAGGTCTATTAGGATTACTGTCATTATTTCCTCTACCCCATATATTGCATTCTTTTGGATTACTACGTGGGTTATAAACAAATGTTACAGGAACGGCCCATTCAACAGTTTGTATGGCTAACTTTGTTTTTACGCTATCAAGATGTGGTAATCCATACCACATACGTCTAACGCTACTACCTATAAATATAGTCCTTGAATACTATTGATACAGTATCTAGTTTTCAGAAGGATCTGTAGCATAACTAAGTTTATAACCTACCACATCTCCATATAATGATAAACTTCCCGAGCCGTATATTGCCATATTACGAATTAAACTACCAGTAATATCAAAGTACAGACCATCATTTATCTATGCAGTACTAAAATCATTAGCGTTACTTTTAAAAGAACCAAAGTATGAATAACCTAAAGAATTAGGAGTACCTATTAATGCTTCTCTTTCACCTTCCTTAAACTTTATATAACTAGAGAACAGCTTCATTCCGTTTGTCTCTGTACCACCAAATAGCACACCTGTAATTTCAAGTGACTAAATAGTACCAGATAATGCTTCTATTTCTCCCCTTATGGATGCGTTATTAGCTACCATTCTACCATCTTGTCTAACTAAAAATGGAGCTTTAGATCTATTTTCTTCAGTAGTACCGGCCCATATTCTTACAGAGTTATTGTCATTTCCACCTTCACCAGTAATACCAGCTACTACATGGAAATCATTAGATGTATTACCAGTTTGATAACCAACTCTTAATGAGTTACCAGTAATAAAGTCTAATTTAGCATTTTTAGCTATAATCAAATCAGTATAAATACTAGCTACATTCTGAGCTAATTCTTCCCAATATTCAGCTCCACCGGGAGTACCAGGCTAGTTATCACTAGAAGATAAGTGTTTGCCTTGTCCGTGACCTCTATCTATAGTAGATATACATTTGTATGCCTTATAACCTGTAGAAGTTCCTAAATCTTTAATTAAAGCAATATCTAAGTACCTCAATGGTTGTACTGTTGGAGATACTTCACTTTCATTGCAATATAGTCTACCAGGCCACCATTCAGACCTACGTACTATTAAACCTTCTCCTGTATCACCTTTAGATACCTGCATTAACCAATCCGGATTACTATCGCTAGGTTTAGTATCGGTACCGTTTATATTAACACATAACCATAAGTAACCTAATACACTTACTCTATCATAATAGTCATAATGGGTATCTGGTTCCCAAGGACCTCTATCATTAGCGTATCTTATCTCTTCCCCATTTGGCTTTACTTGAGTGATAGTACCAGTAAAGTATACTGAATTAAGATATGCTGAATATCCTCTCATATCGTAACCAAACATATTGAGATTATCAAGATTACCAAATTGCATTGCAATATTCTTAGCCTTCTAATCCCAAGTATTCTAGTTTACTAAGTAACGTGTATAAGTACGAGTTGAGTAACAAGATGTTTGGCGATCTACATTAGTTTTATTACCATATGCAACAAAGTTCATTTGAGCACATGGGTGAAACGTCATATTCCAATAATCATCTACTGGCCTAAGCTTGTAACCAAATTTCTTATTTTGTGCATCTAGTATGTTAGTAACTTCAAAGTAAACAGTATAGAAACCTGCAAACTTTCTATTACCTCTACCATCATCTTCATCATTTTCAGCATTTTCATCTGTCTTCTCTGAATGGTATATACCCATACATAAGTCACCCATTGATACAGCTCCGTATTCTCCTTCTTCTAGTTTCAGTGTAATAACACCCGAATATTCATCTGTTTGTTCTACACTTTCTATTACACCTGCGCCAGGAGCATTCCACTTATCTCCTAATTGAATCTCTACACGATTATATCTCAATTCAGGTACTTCAAGGAATCTACGTAAAGTAAGACTATCAAATTCAGCATGACCATATCTGTCAATCTTACCACCAAATCCTGTAAGACCTGATGCAAAACCTTCTTGACCAAATATTGCTGATTCTTTAAACCATACTTCGTAAGCAGTAGAATCAGGCTTGATCTTACTTAAGAATACATCATCATATATCTCTGTATTCAGGTTCTTATTAGTCCACTTCTATAATTCACTATCCCATGCTAATGCATTGTCATTACGTAAATTATTAATAGATACATCTTGTAAATCAACTAATTTACCAAGTAAGCCAGTTACTACCTTATTAGCAGCAATATTTGACCATCTTTTACCATCATATTGAAGTAAGTCTAGTTTAGCAGCATCTACTATATTAGTATCCTTCATCTACTCAATACGATTCTATAGATTAATTTGAGTTTGTAGACTGCCTATATTATTACGTAATTCTTCTATATCAGATGTATTAGCTGATATATTCTCATTAGACTTATCTAAGTCTGTATCTTTAGCATACTATATTAGACTATCTGATATAGTCTTAATAGATGTGGTATTTTTCTGTACTTGTTCTTCTAATGGAGTCATTTTTCACAAATTAAAAGTTCGTCATAGAATGTTTTTATACCTAAATCTACTCCTAAACTTTGTTCTAGCAGTATTGCTTTATCATCAGTTTCTGAAGTATCCTTCCACATTTCATCCAAAGGATGTACTAACTTGCTTATCAATGCTCTAAGACAATCAATCTATTCATCTGTAAGTTTTAAATCACTTTCTAATAGACGAGCAATATGATTAGCACAAATCCATTTACGTATACACGGTATACCTTGATTTGAGTTATACTTAACTTTTAAGTTGTACTCTTTACCTATTCTATATATATCATCTATTAGCATAATGAACAAACTCCATTTCTACAAGTTTTATTACAAGCAAAGCAATCGTGATTATTATAGTAAGTAGTATTAGCATCTAAACATATATTTAACATTCTGGCTAAATCTGTATAATACTATACCGCATCATCTATAAGATTATTATTAATAGCATAACTTAATAGATCTTGTTTCAACATGAATAGAACCATTCTATCCATCTATTGATCGTCTAAACAAGTACTACAGTTCTTACACAATAACTCAACTTCTTTATAGTATATATCAGCCTGATTAAAATAGAACTAACTTGAATTGTCAATTGTAGCTATAAAAGCACTTGAGCAGAAATCTTCAAGTTTAGTAGAATCTATTACTATAGATAATCTCTATTCGTCTATTTTTACATCAGAACGATAGTCTGTACCTAATACTAACAATTTATATGAATGTTTATCAGGATTTACTGAACTCCTGTTAGAATAGTTATTCAGTGTGTCTATGTATAAATACAAATTAGAATCTACTGAATCAGGTATCTTTGTATCCAGTTCTACTACTATGTTATCTTTTACTATTGTTATACCAGTTATCTTCATATTAATACTTTTAAATAAAAAAGGCTACAGGGCTATTTAGCCCCATAGCCCTTGTCAGCACACTGAAACACTATTTTTATTATGCTACAGTTTCACCTTTGATAAATGACTGAATACCTTTATCAACGATACTACCTACCATGCTAGGACAGTATACTTCTGTAGTTAACGGAGTAGTCTTAATATACTGATTATCATTGCTAAGATACAGATTGTCATTTTCAATTACTGCACAATCGTATTTAGTACCCTCTACTACTTTACGAGCTTGTTCTACTTCAGGATATGCACCAGTAAATACATGACCTTTATAGCCCATGTAACGTACTTCTGCATCACGAACTTGCTTCCAGAAACCTTTACCAGGATTACCTGGAGTCTTAGCAATAGTAGCACCAGATACTGCTTCCGGCTGATTAGCAAGCAATGCACCAGGAACAGTATGATACATAGATACTTCCATATCTACTACAGAGTATTCATTCAGAGAATAAACACCTTCATTGTCATCTTTAACCATGGCAGTCAAAGTGAGAACAGCAGCAGCATTCGCAGCCTGAATACGACGATTTTTGTGAGCATTAATCTTCTTTACAAAAGCTTCTGCCAGTTTCTGTGCTTCATTTGATTCAGCGTATACTTCATAAGTATGAGTAAACTGGAAGTTATTAGCTTCAATATCCTTATACAGAACACGAAGTACATATCTATGACCAGCTACTACAGTAGCATTAGTTAAAGTAACTACTACTTTATCCTGAGTAGGTTCTACATTAGCACCAATTACAGCAGACGGTTTAGAGCTCTTTTGAATTTCATTAGAAAACTCAATATTAGCTTTCTAAGCAACCGTACCGTTAGGCATGGTAACATTAATTTTCGGACCTGCTACACCAACATAAAGTGAACTAGCTTTAGCAGCTTCAGCGGCAGTTTTAAGAATAGCTCTATTCTGATCAAACAAAGCTACTTCACCAGCATTCAAAGCATCAGCAGTAGTATAGCTAGCAGGGCATTTAGTACCGATAAGTACGGTATGAACTGAAGTTATCATATAAATTATTTATTTTAAATTAGACATATTAAGCGCTTCTGTCTATTTTCGCTTACTTTCTACTTTCCTAACTTGTTTAAAAGTTTAATTTCCACGTCAATAAGCGCTTTCTGTTAATGTTATTCCATTGAATTTACTTCATTAGAATATACATTATAATTTGGTAAAGTAGCCAGTATTAACTAAACTGCCAATTTAACTACTTCCATATGAGTATGACTAGGTAAATCTGTATACTCATCAGTAGGATTAGTTTTAAGGTCTACCTTACTTGGTTTTTTTAAGTACTCTATAGTATATTCAGATACTTTATACTGACCATCTGTGTACAAAGTAATTGTATTATCCTATATCAGTCTTATTGGTTTAGCTTTAGTGTACTTTAGATGATACTCTGATAAGGAATTTTCTTTAATTCTATCTACTGTTTCAATAGTACCTTCTATAGTATCACTATACTTTATTTTGTAGTTACCTAAAGCATCTTTCTCCCAGCAATTATTTATTACTCCATCTGCCGGAGATATACCTGCTGTATCTCCTAATAATATTACATAATCATCAGGCAAGGTAACTGTGTATTCCACTTGGTTTATTTTAGAAATGTCTGTATCTTTATAAGTGTGCTTAGTAACTAGAGTACGTAAATCGTCAGTGCGCTTTTGGTCCTATTCAAAACCTCTTTGTTTATAATTAAGACCAGAATAGCGTGTCTTCCAGAATTTGTCAATAGCTTCATTAATGAATGATATTATAGTATCAGATGGTAATTTGCCAGCTAAAGATAATTCAGGATTGATTAACTGTAAACGTCTCTCTACTTCTATTTGTAATTCTCTAGGGCTCATTATTCATTTAAGCTATCAAGTTGTACTTTAGTTTGTGTTCTCTATGACTCTATAGTCTCTAGAGCAATTTCTACAGCTCTATCTACTACTTCATTAAGTACATAATCGGGTACTTCGGTAATATCTTTGTTATAATCTTTATAACTAATATTTTCAGGATACTTAATATAAGTAATATCCGCTGTATAGGATTCAGAAGACATACGTATAGGGTCTATATAGATCTTTAAAGTATTGTCTTCTAATACTGCTATAGGAGTTTCAATCCAAGGTATATTGTTATATGTCTGTAAAAACCCCTTAGCTTTTTCATGATCTGTTAATGAACATACTGCTGCTTCACCATTGAAATGAAGCACACAGTCTACATAAAACATTCTTTTAAGCTGTTCTCCATCATTAAAGAAATTAGATAAAGTAAGCACATTAGAATGTGCATAAGGATATACTAACGCCTGTGCAGCATCTGTCTTAATTAATTTCTATAGATCAGCAATACGTTTAACAGCGCCTTCAAACCCTACTTTTAGAGTATTATTACCAGTGTATTTATTACATATTACTTCTATATATGCCTAATTAAGAAATAGATCTATTTCTTCAGGAAGGAATGCAGGGCAGCCACCAAAAGCAACTGCCTCTGAATTCTTATCCATGAGAACTTTAAATGCCTTATGTAAATCAGATATTTTCATTATTTAGATTTAATTTCTCCCATAATGGCAAGCTTAATGTCTTGATTCTTCTTATTATTTAAATAAGCAATTACATCATCTATACCATTACCAATCAGATCTGTACCAAAGAAGTATTGAGTTCTATTCTTACGAATAATATTTTTAGCAATAGCTTCTTCAATAACAAAAGTAATTTCTTTATTTGGGTTTTCTACCCATTTCATTATAAACTTATCAGGTGCAGCTTCAATCTGTTCACTTAGCTTAGCTTCAACCATTTCATTAGACAATGTATCAGATTTGATACCATATAGTCTAAGGCACTTGCGCATATCTTCAATAGACATCTTATCCATTTCTCTATATGCTTCACGTTTGATTTTGTTAATCTTATTAACTTCTTTAGCTTCGCTATCTTTATTGATAATAACATAATCAGTAGAAGATGTAACATTATTCAATCCATCTGCTACTCTCTTATGCTTTTTCAAAAACAAATATTTAAGCTCATCTTCAGGTCTGTCTGTATCCAGAATTAGATCTTTCCTACCAATTTTAATAGCAAATGTATCCCAAAATTTGCTGCCAGGTGAAAGCTATCCTTCTGCATAACCAATTTCTTTTTCTAATCTGGCCTCATCTTCTGCATTTAAGCCAGTATATAAATTACCAGAACGTGTCCAGTATGAACTGATATAGTCATAACATGTAGACCATTTAGTAATACCAGTCCAAGGGTTTGTTTTAATTATTCTAACGATTACTTCCATAATATAAATATTAGATTATCAAGTTAGTATAAGGGGAGCCCGAAGGCTCCCATATATCCAAGAAGATTTATAAATTAATCCTCTGCTTCCATGATTAGTTCCCCACACGCACGCGGATCCCTTAACATTATTCCCATTTCTCCAAGGAAGAATACAGTGTAACCATCCTTACCGTTAGATCTCAGTGTATTCTTGGAGTTAGCATAACCAGACGGAGCTACAGCACCACCAGTATACCAAGTTACGAATTCACGATCTTTACGAACTACTTTAACAATGTTAGCTTCACCATCACGACGGCCCAGATCAAGGAATGTCATACGATATGATTCCAGAGGTTTCAGAGTAACCGGATGCAACTGACGATTATAAGTAGTATCATCATACAACGGGAAGTACTTCAAAGTAAGCTCAATACCATTAGTCATCTGATAAGTCTTGAACTGGCCACCAAATTTCAGGTTATCACCAGAACCAGTTACAAATACAGTATCCATGAGGTTCATAGTAGCTACTTTTTCCTTCAAAATACGGTCAAATTCACGCATACCCATTTCACCAGTCAAAGCAACAAACTTACGTTCGTTAGTACCAAGTACATTATAAGACAGGTCAAACAAGAAATCTTCCAGCAACTCAGCTGTCAATCTAGTATACATACGCTTGTTAGACGGAGCAATCTGTTCCAGCAAACCAGCACCGATAAATACCGGACGACCGTTAGTACCCTTCAAGTTACAAGAACCATCCTTATTTACATTAGATTTCATGTAAACAAGCATACGTTCACATCTCTTATACCACTCGCGCAGAGCTAGCCATTCCTGATAGTCAGCCCACAAATAAGATTTCTTACCAGTCTTAGGATCTTGCAATGCAATAGCCATTACTGTAGAGTAAGCAGAACCTGTAATATCGTAGTTAATACGAATAGTAGTCAGGTAGTTACGCATCTTAAAGTGAGTACTATAGTTCAGGATATCACCTTCTTCACTGTATTCTTCAACAGCAGAAGCAAGACGAGATACTTGAGAACCAGCTTTCAAATATTTAGCAGGTACATATGAAGCGGGATTACCATCTGCAATAAAACAAGTATAAACCCACAAGTTACCATCCTGATACGGAGCACCAGCAACACGCAACTGATAATCTTTGTTATCCAGTTCAAGAACTGCTGTAGGACCAAACCAGTTTTCTTCTAACCACAGATAAATAGGAGTATTACCTAAACCAGCTGTAGTATTATCATTGATAGCAGCACCATTCCATTTAGCATCTCTAATGGTAATAGCTCTATCTGTATCAATCATTACATTCCACTCCCAGTTCGGCTGATCAATAGTCATTACATTACCAAGACCGCCAGTCAGCATGTCAAGGGAAGTATTGTAACCATTATCTTTAGTTCCAAATACATAAGATAACACGGTAGCAACCTGATACGGATTCTATTGCGAAGCTGCTGAAATCTTGTTAGTATCAATCAGGTCAGAAAAACGCTTACCTTTGTACAGAACCAAGTTATTAAGAATATTATTATCCATAAAATATTAGTAAATTATAATTTAGTTGTTATTTAATCTACACGCAATTGTCGTGCAAAAGAATCCCACATAGACTCAGTGCTAGTGTTATCCTGTCTTCTAGTCTTTCTACTTACTCCTGTTTTACTTAAGCTATTTTTAAATTTATTAATAGCCGCAGTAGAGCCTTCGCTCTTTGCTGCCTTTAGTAAAGTATCGCCTTTCATAGTAAAGTAGGCAGACTCGAGTAAGTTTTTCACGCTTTTGGAATAGTCTTTCTGATACTGAGTCTTTCCATCAGCTGTGGGTTTGAATATATATTCCAATAATGCCTATTTATCTTTCTGAGGTATTTTAATTCCACGAATATTATCCATGCCCTTTATTTCAGTCACAACGGAGTTAAAGTAATCCTGTTGACGCTTTTTAAGCTCCTTAGCACTCTTTTCTTGTTCTTCTAATAGCTGTTGTTTCTTTTGTTCTCTAATGTCTCTAAGAGCTTCTAATGCGTCCGTAGCCTCATCCTCAAGTAAACCAGCATCTTCATATTTAGTAAGCTTCTTATCTATTTGCTTATTATTAAAGCCTTTTTCTTTCAAGAACTCCTTAAGTATAAGTTTTTGGTTTACTTCGTTATCTTCAATTTCAAAATCTTCTAGATCTAGTTCTCCATCAATTTGGAAATAATCTCTCAAATTACCTCCATTCTTAACAAATTTATCTAGAGCTTCTACCTCTTCACTGGCATACTGTGGTACTGAATTCTCTTCAATTACCTCTTGGAAGTACTCTACTAACTCTTCTGCTGTCTTAGGTTTTTCATCATCTTCTACATCTTCCCAACCAAGTCTCTCAGAAATAGAGTCAAAGAAACTGATAATTGTATCACTTTCAGAGTCATCGTCAGATATACCGTCATCCACAATATTGTCAGTATCATCATCATTGTTATCTAAATCATTATCGGGATCATCCTCTGTATCATCTTCCTTCTTATCTTTCTTATCTTTCTTAGAAGATGTTTTTACAGTCGTGTTATCCTTAGGTTCTTCTTTAGGCTCTTCTTTATCAGGATTGTTATTCTTACGAATTTCTTCTAACTCTTCATCAGTTAACTCTTCACCAGCTCCATCAAAATCATCTTCGAGACTGGTATTAAATGTATTTTTATTTACTACACCACCTGGCATGAATTCTTCAAATACTTCAAAGCCGTTCAATGTGTTCTTATCCATAATTATATATAATTAGATTAATTGTTTTTCTTTCTTCCTTTGTGTCTCCAACGTCTGCTGTTCTAAGCAAATATCGCCCTCTTACGTGTTAAAGGATTCTTACTATGCGTAAGTTCTTCTGTAGTCTTGCCTGTTCTTTTCTTTAGAGCATTGAATTTGCCTCTATTCTTTTTCTTAATATGAATACCACCATACTTATATGAAGGTATAGGGTAAACCGGCATAATACCTGTATAGTCTATTAAATCATTCATTTAGATATTTATTAGGTCCTAAACTAGAACAATCAAATGGCTAACCTTCTACTAAACAATCTATTAAGTAGTTTATAATAAAGTTCTTTTCTTTATCTGTAAAATACTAATCATTACTAAATTTTTTTAATATTCTGTATTGTTTATCTGTTGACCATTCCTATGTATCAGGATAGATGCTTCCGTATGATGTTTTACATGCTTTATAGAACTCTAATTCTTTATTAGAACTTTCTATTGAATTAACAAGATCCAAAATCTTATTTTTTATTCTTTTAAATCTATAACAGGTTTAAGTCCTTGTTCTTTAGGTCTACCATCTGAAGTTCTACCTAATTTGATATTAATAGCTTTAGTAAACTCATCATTAGGATTACCTACTTCACCTCCTTCAGCATAGTTGTATGCAAAAGTATTAGTAAGATCTGATATATCCTGAGTAGTAATATCTTTCCACTAATCAGGAATTACAGCCCCTTTGTCTATCATTTCCTATATATCATCAGAACTAAGCTATCTATTAGGATCAATATAGTAATTACCAGCATCATCCTTTAAAGTCTAATTCTTACCTCTAAAATCCCAAGTCTGTGCATGTTTTTCATTAGCTTGATTTATATAGTCTGAATACTGTGGATCATTACTAGGTATACTTATATTTGGAGTAGAATCTAAAATAGCTGGGTTATTGTCTCCTACTATATGACCTATACCTTCATGCCATGTGTTTCTAGGAGCTCCATAATATGAATACATACTCGGTACTGCAAATCCTTTAGTACCTTTAGCGTTAATAGCTTGTAATTGTGATTTAATATTCTGTTCTGTTGGAGTGTAACCTTGTGAAATTAGATTATCTTTCATAGCTTCTGTAGGATTCTTCCAGGTAGCTTTATCTATATCTGAAAGTACTTTATCTAACTTACCGTTACCCAATTGAGATCTATACTTTGGATTTTTAGCTCTTTCTTTATACCAATTAGTAGCAAATTCTTTCTAATAAGTATTTTGATTCTATAACATCACGTCATAGTCTAGTTTGTCTCCTATAGTTGATTCTTTTCGTATGTCTTTCAATGATTTACGAGTTACTTCTCCACCATTTTCAAAAGACTGTACTTTCCAATCCCAATAGCCTTTACCGGGGTTATTCTCCCGGTAAGACTTTAGGTTTTGCATTCTCTATTTAAATGCTTGCTTATCCATGATTACTTATCATTTACCGCCTTTACCTTTTTTACCACCGGATTTCTTTCCGCCTTTTCCGCATGCCATAATTTATTCCTCCTTATTTTTTATTTTTATAACTGCCTATTTTTACATATTTAAACCATGAATAGTGCTTGCGCTCTTTACAATAGTTTAAGTTTTTATCATTATTGTGAGCTTCCTCTTCAAAGCTAACGTCATGATATTTATCGCTTTGTTTATTCCATTTACAGGACAACATTATACATAGGTATTCTATACCATACCATAGGTAAAAAGGAATCCAAAGCATTTCCTACATCTGTTTTAGATGTATCTTTTCATGGTTGTATTCATCCGCTGTTACAATAGCATCATTTCTCTGAAATATAATACCAAAGAAATTCATTAATTTATAACCTTTAAACGGTATGAATTTATTCTTAATTATCTTCATATTACCTCTCTCCTACTACTTTGTTTGCTAAGAATTCTATCTTATCTATCAATACAAAAGTACAATTAAGCTTTTTCATATACCCTTCTTTATGTTGGATTACGTATTTGATACCTCCTTTATCTATTCCTAATGTTCTAGAAGCTTCTCTTAAAGAAGGGTAATATTTTATATCATTACTAAATATACATTTTAAATATATACCTTCTGGTCTATTATTAAAATCAGAATATCTTTTAATAGTACCTTCTGACAGATGCTTTCTCCATTGTTCTTTTTTATCTTCTGGCATATCTGTAAATCTAGGAATTTGATAACCATTCTAATATTTCTATTTCATTGTTTTAGATTGTTTAGGTTTCTTTTTTCCTAAGTTTTTTGTACGAATTTTTTCAATTACTTCAGGAGAAAGTTTTTTTCCTTTGTTAGCTTTACTTATTTTCTACTTAGTCTCTTCAGATAAATGTTTTCCAGCAGATGCTGCCTAAGGATCTATATTATAACCAAATTTTCTATCGGCAGAGTTATAATAATCTATATACTACTGTTCAAGTTTTAAACATTGATCTGGTTCACAATATTCCAGAGGTTCAAATACCAAATATTCTCTATATTTATTCCAAGCGTTTTGTAAATGCTGATTACAGTGTCTATTTGCTTTAAGATTTCGCAAGTGTTCTTTTAACCTACGTTGTACGTCTATAGAACTACCGATATAACGTTTATTTGTTTCTGTATTATATATCTAATAAACTCCAGACATTATTTTTTATTTTTAGATGCTTCTGCATTAGTTTTATTTTTTAAAGCGGTCTTTGCCTTCAATTGCTCTCTCTTGTAAGCTTCTTTATCTTTCTATTTCTGTAATTCCATTTCTTGCTTCATTTTCTGCTTTTCAAGTTCAATCTTCTTATTCTCAATTTCACGTTTCATTTCCATTTCACGCTTCTTATTATTGAACTCAAATTGTTTAGAAGCAATATCAGAATTTACCTTTTGTTGTTCAATAGCTTGCTTACCTATTTCAATTACATCAGGTACTCCCGATCCATCTTGATCCATATTCTCAGCACCTCTATAAGCATTTAATTGAGCAACAGTTATCTTAGTAGCATTATTAGAATCAATCTCATATTTCTTAAGATCCATTTCAGCTTCCTTAAGCATAAGTTCTTCTTCTTTAATTTCATTCTGAATTTGAGCCATTTGCTGTTCACGTTCTGCTTGAGCTTGTTCCATAGCTTGTTGCTGTTCCATTCTCTTTTGCTCTATTTCTTCTAATTTACTTCTAATCATAGTGACATTATCCATAGTAATAATCTCAGCTATATCAAGTAAACTAGCTCCATTTTGCATAGCAGGTTGCATTAAGTTCTTAAGAGCTTCTATCTGCTGTTGATTCTTAGTAGTATCTTCTACAAATATATCCATATCTTCATAGAAGAAATCATCTGATAAAGTTAAAAATGCTCTAGTAGCATCATCTAATACGTACTGTATACTAGTCCTGTTATCTTTCCAAGCATGTTTAGCTGTGTCTAATAACATAGTTAAACATTCTTTTTTTACCTAATTATGAACCCAAAACCAAGGTTCAGTAATATGAGCTGACTATACTACAGATCTTTCTACGTTACCTACTAATTCATTAGATGAAATAGAACCTTCTCTTTGTTTACTTACTCCGGATATTTCAGATAACATAGATTCTATCTTATCCATTAGATTAATATACTAGTCTATAGTATTAGCCATAGTAAGATCAAGCGCTGATATCTAATTGAACTGACTAGGCTTACCACCTTCTCTACCTGGAATATCCCAACCTTCTTCATAAGGATTTACAAAGTTAACTCCAAGGGCTGATAAATAATGCATCCACTTAGCTACATCTATATTCATAGACTTAGGTATCTAAGTAATGTCCATAGTAACTACTTTACCCTTATCTCTAGCCATAGCTAATTCAAGACGATACCATAGTACAATATACATATATTGTAGTGGCTTCATCATACTAACAAGACTACGTGGTCTACTATTAGTATTGTTATATATTACTCCAGTATATGGTAATCTTTGAGCATTAGGATTATCAGCAGATATATGCTAGTACTCAACAGGCTATATACCAACATATATATCTTGTCCTATTCTATATCCTTCCCATACTTCAATAATCCATTTCCATTCAACATCAAGTTCATTACCTGTTTCTTTATAGGTTTCATCTACTTGATACTCTTCTGGCATACCTGTTTCAGGATTAATTATATTGACAAAACCAATCTTCTTTAAAGATTTCCAACAGCAATGCCATACGTGTATATTATCAGCTTCTTCAAAAGGATTAGAACTAAAACCATTTATACTGTGAGTTTTAATGTGAGGATAGTCTAAAGATGTTTTTCTTACTTCTGGAGTTACACCACCTTTAGAGCGATCATCCATCATATCTAGTAACTCATTTAGTTGTTTTTCTGACATTTTATCATATAACCTATCATATACTTCAGTAAGAGACATAATCATCTCATAACAACACCATTGAGCCTCGTGTATAAACTCTAAGTCAGATGTATCTGAATCATAATCAAAGTATATTGGATTAATACGCTGCAAACACGGTTCTCCATTTACTATACCAACGTAGTATATTTCTTCTCCACCTATTAAAGCATCTTTCCACCCTTTAAAGAACTCATGAGTAATATTTAATTTATTCTTTAAGTAATTAAGACTATGATATGCGGTTATTTCAGCAATATCCTTATAGTCTTTACTTATGTACTTTTGTATCTACTCAGGAGTCATTATTTCTCCAGACTATAATGCTTCTTGATACCTAGCTTGTTCTTCAGGTCCTAGTTTACTCATGATTGTCGCTTGAATATAATCAACAATCATTTGTTTAGCTTTATCCTGTATTTCGCTAGTAGCTATATCACTAGTATGTACTACTCTGAAGTTAAATGGTCTTTTAGTTTCTTCTCCTAAAAGTAAATCAATCTTTGGCTTTATTATATTATAGTCTTGAGCCATAGCTGGAAATCCATCCTATTGTTTGAATGGATTAGTAACATACTTAAGATCTTTTTCACTATATATACTATTGTATAGATCATAGTAAGTCTACATTTCCTCTTTACGGCTTCTATTGTTACCATCTCTAGAACTACCTTGACTATGCCCAGCTATGTAATCTACACAGGCTTCTTTCCAGTCTTGAGTCTTCTTAGACATAGGTAGTCTCTATAAGGGAAATTGATTAATATTTCTCATAATTAAAACATATATGCTTCTATATTATCAGCCATTTCGTCGTCACGAAACCACTGTTGAGTGAATATAGGGCCATCAAATAGTACCCTATTTCTATTCTCTTTTTTTACTTCTTTTACTTTAACATTATAGAGCTATTCTCTATATATCATTACCTGTGTCAACGCCATTACTCTATCCACGTTGACTACATCATTAGCAGCTATAAGCTCTTCTAATAGCGGTTCTGACATAATGTTGTATACATTTTTCTTTCCATCAGCATTAATATCATTAAGCCAGTCTTTTATAAGACCCCAACCCCACTATTTGATCTGTTTATTCATATGACAACCTTTTTTTCTATTTACTTTAGAATTACTAACAATGTCATTAATAATATCAGGTTGGTCAGCTAGTAAGTAATCACAATGCTTATTAGTAAAGTAAACAAATATACCTTTATTTTGATTTTCATACATTGCTCTAGCATTGTAATATAACAATAATTTTCTTACATTTTCATAAAACTCTTCTGCTGATTTAGGTCTACCAGTATACTCAGCTACTATAATATCTGAATATTGTTCTATAGATTGAACACGCTTATATATAAAGCAGGAACCTAGAGACGTAGTACTTGATTCATCATAGTCATAACTATCGACACCCGCAATGTATAATCCAGGACTAGCATCTTTATTAGGATGCTCCCATATCACTATAGATCCAGTTGGATCATCTCCTATTAGAGCTCCTGTAGTTTCATCTCTTTTAGTTCTTAAAGGATAGTGAGTTATGTCTCCAGTCTTCTTAATTACCCATTTAATGGTACCATCAGGTTGCTATACTAGATCTCCTACCTATTTATGATTCTATAGTTTCTTATTAGTTCTAAGTAAAGATAGCTATTCCTATAATTCTTTTTTAGGAAATATATTACCATTAAATTCTAGCATAGCCTCAGCAGGAGTAATAGGTCTCTCTGCTACATATCGGTCTACTGCTGCATTACTAGTAGCATTAGATATTACTATCTATCTTTCGGCTAATATATGTTCTAAAGACTTTTTTCTAAACGTATTACCATCCTCATCCATGTATATACGTTTACCTTCTTTATCACGTATATCAAGGTTAGTATATTGAGGTACAAAGAATCCACATTTATTAGTAGTAGCTGTTTCATCCCATATGTTATCAAATCCTAAACAGTTATAACCATCGGGATTATAGAACATATCCTTCATAGTTTCAAATGCAGAACCTTCGTCACCACCTGTTCCCCATACGATCATAGTACCAAATGCTATACCATCTACTTCTACTGATGGTCTTGCAATTTGCCATGCTGCTCCTAATTCTGAGAAAGAACCACCCTCTTCAAACAAAATAAGATTAGCTTTTTTACCACGAACTACATCCGGATTATCTTTCAAAGTAACACCAATAATCTCTGATTTGTAACCCATTTCTATTACATTTCCATAGTCATCCTTAGTATAGAACCCCGCACGTCTACGCATCTAAGTATTAACAGATCTCTTCTTACCCCAAGCTGTATTTTTATCTATAAAGTCCATATAATCCCATGCTTTAGTAAGAATACCATCATCAGTCAAATACTACTTATTTGATGCATATATAAATGTTTTACTATTAGGAATTAAGTAATAGTTTCGGCAAGCCATAGCTCCCCCTTTATAAGAGAATCCCTTTCTACGTGACTTTAATAAGCACAGATGTTTACCTACTTCTTCTGCTTCTTGAACTGCATTAAAGTAGTAATAGTCATAATCCCAGAAATCAGGAAAGCTAACTTCATTTACACGTTTTACCACTGTATTACCTAACTTATCAGTAGTAATATGGTTAACTATTCTAGATATAGGACAATAGTTTAAATAAAAATAGTTATATCCACTGATAAAGTCTCCATCATCAGCAGTATAACCATTAATACACCTATCTCTTTCTTCATCCCAGAATTTATAAAATTCTGTAGTTCCTTCTGGATACGTACAGTATTGTCCTGTCTTTATAAACTATAAAGCAGGGCCTCTAAATTTATTGGATGACTTAATCTTCTTATTGAAGTCTACCATTCTTGTTCTTACTATTTGATGAGATTATTTAAAGCTTCTTTTATAGTTTTCCCGTTTTGTTTCTCTAATTCTCCCAACGCCATATTCCACATTTCCAGATTAATTGAATACTCATCAAGTTCGTCCTGCATAAAAAAAGTTACATTCTTACCTCTAAGTTTATCCATATTAGTACGCTTTATATTTAAAAGGGGCGCGTTTCACAACGAACCCCCTTCTTCATTTAAAAAACATGTTTAACATATGTTGCGGACCCACGACTCGAACGGGAACTTATGATTATGAGTCATACGAGATGCCTTTTCTCCAATCCGCAGTACACAGGCTTATACGTGACACCTGTCTAACACGCTGGCTTACGATCCAGTCCTTCATTAGCTGTATTTACTATTGATCAGATAGTAAGTGACTTAGGAAGTTACGTTGCTCCTCAAAAGCTTCAATATTTTAAGTAGTTTACCAGTACGGATCGCACTTCTGCGCCCAAATCCTTTAGTATTTAATGTGCAGTTTGAATATACTACATTACAGTTTTTCCGATAAACTACTTATATTATTGGTCGGCGCGGTAGGAGTCAAACCCACCCGGTCGGCTTCAGAGGCCACACTGTTTTAGAGACAGTCCATGCAATCGTACATCACGCGCCGTGCACGTAGATATATTTTAATTGCCTCTACGTATGGCAAATGTATTTAGAACCAGCTAAATAGTCTTTTATACCAAGGTTTCTTAGCTACTACTTTACATAATACAGTATCTACTTCTTTAATCTGTTCCCAGAAATCTACTGCGTCTTTAGTAAGATCAAGAGTAATAATCAATTTTGTTCTCATAATTTGTTCAATTTACTGTTAAAACGTATTGTTTAATTTAGGTTATAAATTAATGTATTATCTTACCAACTCATAAGGATTAACCTTAGCATCACCTTTAACTTTACCCATAGCTACTTCTTCAGACTTAACCATATTCTCTAAAGTATCAATGCTTTTAAGTACATTGCCTACTGATGTCATACCAGCTAATAAGTCTTTAATTTTCTTTTCATCTAAAGTATCGTCAAGGGATTCCTTATAATACTTACTAATACTGTCTAACTTAAGCCTCATGTTATCAAGCATCTCCAATGTACGAGTATAGCAGAATGCCTTATAGTCGTTCTCACAGCTAGTTTCTTCAGCAGTAAGTTGGTAGTTTTCATCACCAAATATTTCCTTTTTCAATTTGGATTCTCTAGTATCAGCTTCCATACTCTGAACATATGGGCTATCCCATTTATTCATTAGTACTATATAACTAATTATCCTATTCGCACGCTCTTTATCCTATGCCTTATCGGCATCCCATACTCTTTTAAAGCATGGAATACCTAAAGCATCTGGATGTATAATAATCTTGCCACCCTGAATATCAAACAGTCTCATTATCTATTAATTTAGTTTTAAGATGTTTAATAAAATAGTCTATTTCATTGCACATTACAGATAGTTTCTGTATAAACTCAGTCACACTATCATCACTTGACTTATGAAGTCGTACTTTTCCGTGGCAATCTGCTATTTCTATAAATGAATCTCTATCCAATCCTTCTGCAAATTCAGTTTCACCATCAAAACATACTATACTACCAGTTGAACGTGAATCTTCAGGGTTAAGCCAAGTGCGATGGTTATAGAACGTTTTACTCATTATCTATCTGTTTTATTTCCTCAAACCATCTTTGAATATCATCCTTAGCAACTGCATCACTTACTACAATAATCTTAGTTCTAGTATTCTTACCATAGTAAACTACGACTAATACTAGATCACCTTCGTAGTAGTCTACTACTTCAGTACTAGTAATAGCTTGACCAGGTGCAGTAGCAAAGTAAGCGGCTCTAGTTTCTATACCGCTAGGTACTTCCCCTAAGGAGTTTGTGTCAGTATTATATAACTGACACTCTCCGTATTTATCTATTAATAATTTATCCATATTTTAGTAATTATTCGAGCATTCACAAACTGGTTCACAACTATCACATATTTTTTCCCCACTATTTCTGTTTCTCTCTTTTTCAAGAAACTCCTTCTTACGTTCGTAATAATTGCTCAAATCATTATTATTAATAATAATGATTTCTCCTTTTCCTCCGCCTCCAATACGATACATGAGTAAAACAACAGCACCTTTTTTTACTTCATATTCCTCACCTTCTCTTACAATAATGCCGTCTTCTTCAATAAACCACATACGATCTACATCATAGCTATGATCTATATGATCTACGTCTAATTTATCAGTATCTAGTTTTACTAGAGCATTTCTTTTAGAAATAATATATTTATTCATAATGTCTAATTTTTAATCAATTCTATAACCTAAATAATATTCTTTACTCAGTCTATATAATATACTTTCAGCCAACTACTTTGGTATATTAGGATTTACATAATCAGGATTAGTCTTGTACTTTTGTAGTATCTTCTGAAACTACGCTATCTCCTTTTCCAGACTCTGAGTTGTTATATTGCTGCGTATATTTTTCATATAATTTATCACATAAGTAGTCTATCTGGTCTGCTCTATCAAGTGTAGTTCCTTTGTTAGTATTATCTATAATCATATCTGTTACTGCATCTAACATATCTCCACTAAACTGATCATACATAAGTTCTCCAGATAGTATCAATTCTTCTACTTTATTAAATAGCTTCTTCATTTTCTTTGGTAATATAGAACTGTCAGTATTACTTTTTTCTATATTCCACATTGCTATACTTTCTTCCTTTGTCATTGTTTATTAAATTTAATTACGCTGCTACTAATGCAACTTGCTGCCCAGCCAAGTAAATAAGCATAGCACTCATTTCTACTGAAAACATCTGCTGATAACCCAAGGCTATCGAATATATAATCTGTAACATGTGTTGCTTCATGTGGTATAGTATTTGATAATTCTTTATCATCTAACCCAAGTATAACTACTAATACACCAGCTTTTCCAGTATTTTTATGTATTACAGGTATTGTTACAGCATTGATAGTACCAGATTCATATTCTTCTATTAAGTTACTATAAGTAGTAGGGTTTTCTTTATTGAAATCAGTTATATCACAGAATATAAATGCCTCATCCAGATCTTCAATACGGTTAGTAACCCAAAGTAATCTAGGATAAATTACAGGATCATATTTATTAATCTTTCTTTTCATACTGTTTCTTTAACTTAATTTTACCTAAATATGTGAATCTGATAGCTTTGTCTTCCATATTTGTTATAGCTTCATTAGCAAATCTAAATGGGCTGTTACATATAACTTCTATAACATGGTAAGGTAAATTATACTTATTGCTTAACTTAGTATATATACTTGGTTGATTTTTCATTAAAGCTTATTTTCCTATAATACTTACATTCGTCTAAAGTAATAGAGCCACTTATAGTATTTGGTCTAATTACATTAATAATATCAGCTATATCTAACCAATTATTAGAATATCTTAAACTACCTGTTATAACAGCTAATTTATTTGATTCTAGTTTACTATACTTACGTATAGGCTCATATATAGCAGTATTACTATCAAAGTTACCATTAACACTTAAAAGCTCTGTCTTCTGGGTAATAAGAGTAAATTTATTATAAGGTAGGTCTCTTTTTAAGAAATTATACCAAATTTTCTTAAGTAAGCTATAATCCTTCCAAACTATAATAGATCCAGGCTCAAGCATTGTTGATTGTATTTTCATCTTTATTCAATCTTAAAATTATAGTTATCTGTACTCTATCACCGATTACTTCTGGTATTAAAGCCTTATTGACTACTACTTCATCTTCAATTTTACCTTTCACAAGTATACCAGAATTTTTAAATTTAGTAATGTATCTACTCAAGTTATCTGGAGTAATACCTAACGTTTTTCTAATATACTTCCTATTTTCAGTACTAATTACATTCTTACTGATATTAGGGAGCTTCGGAGTATTTATATCTATTTGTATAAATGTAGATAATAATTCTAACTCCCTATCAGTAAGCTTAAGTATACCATTAAGGCTTCTTAGAAATTCATTGTATAAATCGGTTTTAGAGACTCCCTTAACCAATTTATTCATTTTCTAATCTAGCTTTAACGTTATCTGCGAATTTAATCAAATTATAAAGTACAGTCTCAGCCTCTACCTTAACACAAGGTTGCATTTCTCCTTTTTCAAACTTATCTTGTGTGTCCTTAAGATTCTGTTTATACTCTTCAATCTTCTCATTTAAGAAGTTAATAGTTTCTTCGATTTCTTTAGAAGAAGATACCTTGACCATAATTTCTTTTTCAACTAATTCGTCTGCTGTTATAGGATCTAACATAGCCGATCTGAACTTATCACCACTTGTAATATCAAGAGTATATGCATCAAGTTCTTCATCGTATGTAAGAATATCCCCTTTCTTAAAGAATCCGTCTTCTTTTACTACTTTTAAATTTTTCATCTTTCTAACTTTTTACAGGCCCACAATACAAATACACCTATTAATATTGCTAATAACCATTGTTTTTCTTCCATATCACTAAAACGGTTATGTTAAAAAATTGTTAATACTTTTTAACATTTGTTAACATTTAAAGTATATATAAAGAAAAACCCCAGCCGAAGCCAGGGTTTATTCACAATGATATGTATAAATATTTATTATCTACAAATTGCTATTACGTCATAGGTTTTGACTAATTGACTATTCTTGAACAAATCGAAGTCTTTAGCAAATTTCTTATTATATACTACTTTATCTCCGATAGTCAACTCTTCCTCTTTGTATGAGGAAGGTAAAGCTAAAACAATACCAGTAGCCCATTCAGATTCTACTTCCTTTGTTTCTGTCTTTGTTTCGTACTTGTTATATCCTTCTTCATCCTTCTCTCCTGTAGGAATTTGCTCTGTAATTTCCTTAGTAACCATAATAGGATCTAAAGGCTTCACCAACGCATCCTTTAAGAAGGTATAATTAAGTTTCTCTAAAACTGTTTCTAATACTTTATCTTCGTTCATATTCTTTAACTTAGTTTAATACTATAACGTAAAGTATAGTCATAGGTTCTTATTTTATTGCTTTATTTTAAGTATATTACCGCCATTAGAAGTACAGTAAGTAACTGCTTTAACTGGGCAAGTTAATTGACTTTGAAAGTAGCAACCATCACATTTACCTCCTTTGGATGATTCTACTATAAACTGTTTACCATTTATATCTATAGGCAGTTTATTCTTTATTATTCTTGCCAATTCTGGATCATTTATTGTCATTTACTTTTCCCTTTCCATGCTTATCTAAGTAAAGCATAGCTATTGCATTCCAAGCTACAGCAGCTAAATGATTTACTTTAGTTTCTTCATCAATCTTATTTCCCTTTTCATACTCAAGTAAGTGTCTTAACATAGCTGCTTTATAACGTTGATAACCATTTTCTAAGCCTTGCCAGTTATTATCTCCATACTTAATAGAACCAGCTGTATAAAGCTTTACTATGTCTTCAATCTCTTCTAAAGGTAGTAAATCCCATCTTAGTTTACCATCTTGGAAATCATTCTTCTTCCCGCTCTTCTCGCTTCCCATAAATATATTCAAAATAATCAACTATGAATTGAGCTGTCTCTTTATCCTCTCCGTCTTCTATATAAGAGTTTATCACCTTTTCTCTTATGTCATTGGTATAAAAGAGAATTAAATTATCAAAGTCTTCAGTACTACCAAATTTTAGGAACTTGCTGTAAATATTCTTCAGACCCTTGTTTGAAGGGTAATATTCTACTGCTTTTATTTCTGTCATAGTATAATCTTTTTAAGTATATAACCTTGAGTACAGTAATTAGTAACTCTAGGAGGACAACTATTATGATATAAACTACAACCTTCACACATACCTTTATGCAACTCAGGTACTAACTGATAAGGTTTATTACCATGATATATTATCTTTCCAGAGTAGGCTTTATCAACTTTAGTTTCTTTATTCATATGTATTATCTTAAGTAAAGTAGTATAATTAATTTATCTAGAGTAAGAGTAGTTATGTATGGCTTACTTATGATATAGAACTTATTAGTCTATATTAGTAGATTAACCCCTCTTACTCCCCTATAAACGTCTAATATGCTATTTATGTTACCTTTTCTTTAACATTTATTAACATTATTTATGATTATTTAACGCTATTAAGTTCAATGTTTTTAACATTCATTAACGATTTTAACTCATCAGCTAACTTTCTAGCATCTGGATGAGCTGCACCACTACAACGTAATTCAAAGAAATGTTCCCAGTCACTTTCAAAACCTGTCATTACTAACTCTGTCTTAGTTGCATTAGGGAGTATTGCCCTTGCTTCTTGTGGTTTTAATCCTTTATTTATTAGTAGTCTGTATTGCATTCCTGCATTGTTCAAGCACCATAAAAAGTTGTCCGCTATACCATTATCTGAAGGCAATTGAATCTTCATATTATCAATATCACACCAATCTCCATCCCAGTAAGTATAATCTCCAGTAGGTATATTTAACCAAGTAGGTTTAATAAAAGTAAGCTCATTATTAAATTTATCCTTATTGTAGTTACAATATCTCTGAGATTCTTGTGCAAAGCTAAATACTCTATGTCTAACAAACTCATGGCTTATTCCTCTATCACATATAAACCTGGCTGTAATACGTTTTTCATGATACTCTGTAGGTTCTACTTGATACTGCAAATCGTCTAATCTATTATTTTCTACTAGCACTCTTAAGTTAGTAGTTATGTATAATACTCCGTAATTGCCTTCGTAAGGATGGTCAGCTTCTATTTTATAGATTACTTTAGAGTAGGTACTATTGGTCAAATGTCTCCAATATAGCATAGCTGGTGGAATATTACCGTTAACTGTCTCACGTATTCTTAAGTAAATAGTACCATGCTCTAACATAGCTCCATGACCAAGCTTAATCATACGATCTACAAACTCTTTAGCACTATCTTTTGTTATATTATTCTCACTCCTATAGCACGTCCTCCCTGCTAACTCTATCATCTTATAAGGATCTTTTTCCTCAATTATCTGTACACTAGATTCTATTAGTTTCATATTAATCTAAAATTTCTATGGATATTATTTTTACTTGACTCATGTATATATGCCCTTCGTGTTCTTGTAATCCTTGCTGAACCATATAATACTTATCGTCTATCTTTACTATCTCAGACCATCCGTCATCTGCATTACCTATATGCGTAGATCTACTATACATTCCCGCAGATTTATCAAATGGGATGGTATTGCCTATTATTTCGTATTCTATATTCATATCACTAATAACGTAAGTATTAAGAATAATTACATAATTTTAACAAAAATTATAATTTTTTTAGAAAAAAAATTAATAGAAGATGTCCGTGTGTGGACTACCCACAAACAAATCCCCCACCGCTGTTAGAAATCGGGAAGTCCCCGGTAGGGTTTGATGAGTTTACTTATGAAAATGCAACAGAAAGCAAATCAGCTACTACTGCCAATCATTGCATTATTAACTAAATCTTACTTATTATGTCTGATTGTTTATTTACTCCATCTGATACAGATGAAGACTATGCTGATGCATGGTTCAATTGGGATTAATATAAGGGCTGTAATAGCCCTTATTTGCTTTGATTATCAACTTAAAACTTTATAAATATGCTTAACAAAATCAAATTGTATATAGGCTATTGGCTTATTATGTTGTCTTTCTATCCTTACAGGAAGGTATTTGTATGGGATTGGATTACTCTTAAAGAGGCATTCAAAGTAATATCACATCCTAATGATTATGATAGCGAGACTGTTACATCAAGTTACACAATATTTGCACATACTAATGTGGAATTACGTAAGAAAGTAGAACTATTTAAACGTAGCGGATTGTGAATGCATGCAACTACATAGTACACAGTACTCAGTATTAACACAAAGGCTGCGCACAGGAAGCAAATCAGGCACAGCTGCTCAACATTGGGGGAAGCAGGAAGGAATTCATAGTGTTTGCCATTGTTTGAGTGAATGGGTGATAATACATCATCCACCCACATTCTTCCACTTCTCCCATTTTTAATGTATTACCTCATCAAGTAATATATAGCTATAATTTACAAATCACCAAAAACCTAAGCACTGTACAGGTTAAGTGCATCATGTCATGGCACGTTATAAATTAATCGAACCGTTAATCAAAACAGTTGAAGCAGGCAAGCAAAACGCAGGCACTAAATATGTAGTTGCTAAGCTTCAAAATGTAATGTGTATTTGGGAAGAACCACAAACATTTACTTGTTTCATTCAACCCATTGTAAACATGCTTACCCCATTGTTATCAATTCAACATGGAGGAACAGCACAAGCAGACCAACCAATTCCTGAAGAATTACAGTATGTAACAGGATGTTGGATTGACTGGTGTCCGCCACAGAAGTTCTACAAACAACATCTGTCAGACCATCCAGCTCAACCTGCAACAGCAAATCGACCAGCAAGAGAAGCAATCAAAGCTGGTTCGCTTGTATCGAAAGGTGGAAAACCTATTCTTTACACCACACTACGAATATTCTGTCAATATTATATTGACGAATTCGGAGAAAAACAATGGATACGTGGAGGTTCTCCTGAAGAAGTAGGGCAAAGAGCATTCAGTGCTTATTGTATACCAGCTGAAGAAGATAAAGCTCCTCAGCTTATGCCAACTACTCCAGAACCTGAAATAGTTGGAGGAAAAGTAGTACAACCAGCTCCAGCTCCTACAGCACAAGGTCAACAACCAACCTTCACACAAGCTCCTCAAGGAGGACAACCATTAACTTATTAACCCGTATCACGCATTATACAAGTATCTGCTGACAGACCGGAGAAATAATAGTCTGTTACTTTAAAAAACTCAATAACTTCGGAGTAGCGTAAGCTACGGAGTTGTGTAACAATCCCAAGACATTGAGGGCACCAGTTTCTTATAATAGTATAGTTGGCAGACGTAAGGGCGTACTCAGCTGCCGTGTGAAGCAGTGAATTCTGTGGACTGATAGAGAACGTGTAATATTCAGGCTATGCGTTACGTAGTTATAAGTTTTAGGTGTAAAATGCACAAATTATTCGCAAAGTAATTATTCTATGAAATGCAAATTATCTTCATATGTTGTGAAACATAGCTTAACCACGTTAAAGTATAATAATATAAGTTAGGTATGCCCTTATAAAGACTTAGGTAACGCTAAGGACTATATTATTATACTTTCTTCTTTAATGCTACCGTAGACAGTGACAAGTCTGATAAATGCAGAGTCAAAGAAGCTATCATATTTATTATGCACAAATAGATAGGATAGTAAAACCACGTGGTAAGGACACAGTTAGGTTCGCTGTGAGTGCATCCTTTAGTAGCAACTAACCAAAGCAAGTATAGATGGGAATAAGCTATTACCTCGATAGGCTTAATGAGGTACTTGACAGTCTGACACTAACTGAACAATAAGTGTCAATACTTTAGCATTCTGACTATTATATCAACACAATGATATATGAAAACTCGTGTATGATGTATATCTCCCTAATTGGGGCGTTACGACATTCTAGAAATGTAGTATGAAGGCGCAGAGGCGTTAGAACTAAAGTATTTTATAGAGTAAGAGAAAATGAGGTCTTATATCTGACAGCTCTTAGCATAGCTTGTAGTGGTGTTTTCCATAGCTATATTAATGCGCTTACTCTATTTCTACACTGTGAGAATCAGTGTCAACTTTGTGGGGCTTATATCTTAGGAGCGCATATAAATAAACCTATATCTCAATAGAAGGAATAATAGTTGCAAATAGTATTCTGGAAATTCTTTTATAGTTATGTTTATACCTAAGTATTAGTGCAGAGAAATCAAAGACATGTACCGTATAGGAAGAAAAAGCTAGTGTACAAAGTAAAATCCAGGGACGTGGCTGTCCTATAACATTTTTCAGTAAGCCAGAGAGTATGTTCAAAGGATAATCATACTCTCCTCTTTAAGGTGAGAATCCTTGACAAGCATGTGGGGCTTATATCTAACAATATTGACTATTATTCATCTAGTGACGAAGCTATTCGACAACTTAAAGCAAATATCACAGAATAAAAAGTTATTAATTGTGTATTTGAAAGTTGCAATACATAATATTAGTTAGTATTAGTGCAGACTTTAAAATCATGCAGTATAACAACCTTCCATATACTAATGCAATAGTGAACTTCTGAATCATGTTATACTTATTAGTCCTAAGCGTAGAATAGTCCTCAACTTATTATGTTCCGTTAGCTTAATATGGATTTGTAGAATACTAAGAGTAGTATTGCTAGTATATTTATATGTGAATATAGGTATACTAGTTGCACTCATAAGGCAGCCTTCACGTGGCGAGTGTGTTAAGTAATAGGTTAAATAAATCTTCCAGTTTGTACCTATGAAAACTAATGCCTTATTTTTTTTATTAACAATTTAATCAATAAATTATGATAGAAACAATAGCAACACTAATTACTGTATTTTGTGGTATATTCTCAATGATAATAACAGCTTGTACTATACGAGCACCGTACTCAAAAACAGTAGCCAACGTACTTAAAACATTACTTATAATAAGCATTATTAGTGGAGGAATAGCGTTTATCTCAATAATAATAAGATTATTAATAATTCATCAACAATAAATGCTCAGATGGCGAAATTGGTAGACGCTTCAGACTTAAACTCTGATGATTATTACAATCGTGCGGGTTCGATTCCCGCTCTGAGTACATTCACTAACTTAAAAACAATAATTATGAGAGCAAAGAAATCAATTCGAGCATGGGTAGCAAGAGAAAAAAATGGAGCGTTATTTTTGTTCTGTGAAAAACCAAAAAAGCGTAAATCTTACTGGATAAATTTAAATACGTTCAATAGTCTAGTACTCCCAAAAGAAGCTTTCCCTAATGTAAAATGGGAAGATAACGAACCTACTAGAATATATATCAGAATAGCATAGTATGACAATCAGAAGAAGTTATTCAAATAGTGTACTCACAAGTATCAGTGAATTTTTAATTGCATTAATTATAATATTAATAGCAACAGTATCAATAAGTAAATATTGTGCAGACTATGATTATTATAATTATGTAGAACTTAAAGCACAATATAAAAACTATATTGTAACTAATAAGTACGTACGGAACTCAGACACTTATGTGTTAGAACTCATGAATCCTTTTAGTAAAAAGACTAAAGAGGTATACGTTAGAGATTATCTATATTATAATACTTACTTTGTAGGAGATACTATAAAATGACGAGAAGTAAAAGTCAAAAGTATATATATCTATGTAGGTATAATAAGAGTAAGCCTTATCGTGTGATAATACGTCACAATGGTGAAAATATCCAAGTGGGAACATTTGCTACATTTCCTGAAGCTATTGAAGCTCGAAACAAAAAATTACAGGAATTAGGAGCAAGAGTACCTATTGGACCTCTTACTAGAGTAGGTATTAAAGCATCTATCAAAAGATCTATAGAAGATTTAGAACAAGTAGCTAAGTCAATAAAGAATATAGATAGAGTTAGTTTTAATATAATATCTAATCAAATTAAACAGTTATCCAAAATGTTAAACAAATACTAATCAAAATTATGTTTGAACAAGTAAAAGATTACAAAAGTGCTTGTAAAGTATTAGGTATTAAACCTATTGACAAGCGTAGGAAATTAGATGAGCATATTGTGTTACACATCATGCTGAGTACTATCACTGAAGCAATTAACTTTATTGCTAATGGAAACAAACCGTGGATACCAGTCTACCAACAAAACAAACCAATCGAAACATGGTACAATTGGTGGTATATTGATTGGGATAAAATTGAAAAAGGTTCTTATGCAGGTTTATTCAATCTGGATTCTAACCTTGGCGTTAGTTCTGCCTATGCTGATGTCGGTAATCATCTACAATTCATTAACAGAGATGCAGCAGAATACGCAGCTAAAACATTTAAACCATTGTATATGAAATATATATTTGGTATAGATTAAGTTCTCATATTTATTAACTATTAAAACATTTATCAAAAAATGGAAAATGAATTACAAAATTCTCCAAGAGGAAGAGGCTCAGCAATAGCTTGGAGTTTAGCAACAATCCTAATTCTATTAGGAATGTTAGTTGCTAGCGCACTAACCTTTATCTGTCACGATAAGGTTGACAATCTCATCAATCCTGAAAAGGATAATGTAGAACAAGTTTGTGTTGACACAATTTATACTGAAGCTGTACCTACAATACAGGAAGTTCTTCAGTTTCGAGAAGACACAAAACATTACATGCACATAGACAGTGTATTTCTTACAATGCCAGACGTTGTCTTAATAGATATACTAAGGCAACATGGAACTTCATTGTCTAATAGTGACATCGTAACTATATATGAATCGAACAGAAGTACTTATAACAAAGTAATGAGTGGAGCCAGAAGTCAACACTATAAAGACTCATTAGATAAATTGTCTAATACTTATAACAATACTAAAGATACTACTTTCGTAAAGAGAGAATAAAGTAATAAACCTCTTATTTTTAAGTTAAAAGTATACTCAGTCTGTGAAGATAGAGTATATGTCTTCAGAAAATGACAAACCTGTGGGGCGTAAGTAAATGCATATCGTATATTATTCCCTTGAATACGGCAATAGCGGGTAATATCCGAGATACTCGTATTTGTGTTTATAATCGTGCAGACGTTAAAATCAGGTACTCCAATAAGGAAAGTTTGACAGCAATCCTGCTTATGAGTTAAAACTATAGTGAGAGTCATAGAAACAAAGTGTTGTTATCTTATTATTAACAAATGTGATTAGAATAGATACTATTTATTCTAAGAAAGAACGAAAACAAAGTTGATACTAACTTAAAACAAAATCCAGAGTATCCTGGTCGTCGTCAATAATATTAACAATTTAAAACATTAAGTAATATGAAAAAGAAATTAGCAAAGGAGGGAACTAATGCCTCGTATTAAAGTAGAAGAAGGTCGTAAACTCACTGAAATAAAATTCGGTACAGACCATTATTTAGCAAATTTGCTTGCTTGTACTAAGATATTAGGTATACCTTTAAGTAAAGCAAGAACTTTATGTAAATCTCATCCAGATATGAATATCAAAGTAGATCCACCACTACCTATTATCAGTAAATTACCTACTGATGCTATTCATATTGAATTAGGTGAATACACAATAACAGTTAAAATAACTATTAATTAACTATCAAAGTAAAATGAAAGCAATTATTATTACCTTCCATGGAGAAGCTCCTGAGAAGAATTATGATGAAATCATCAGAAAAATGGCTGAATTAGTGTTCAACAACACAAGTACGAAGATTGAAGATATATCTGCTGCTATGTTAGATGACAAAGAAGTATCAGAAGCCTTACTGCAAAAAGTAGTAATAGCTCCTGTAGCAAATACTGACAAAGCTTCTTCAGCTACTGTAAAAGCTGTAAGCGAACTTTGTAGCAATATTCTCAATGAAATTGGTACTCCATCATTGATGAATGAAGAACTATTCCGTAAGGAATTGTTAAAGTATCTTCTTAATAAAGAAAACCAAGCTACAAATAGAGTATTACGCATTATTATCAATACTCCAGAGAATTCAGCTTCTAAAGTAAAAGTAGTATTGCATAACTACGGTCTATCAAAACTTCCAGAGATACTCAGAGAACTTAATTCTATTCTTAAACTGTACTAGTTATGGCAAGAACAGAAAGAGATTATGAAAAGCAACAGAAAGACTTCAAGAAGAAGCCTAAACATAAGAAAATGGAGCCTTATAATCGAAAGAAGTCATGGAAGTAAATCCAGCGCTGGAAGCCAATTTATTAAAAGTTTGTATAGATGAATTAGATAGTTATATAAGTAAATCCCTATATATAATTAAGCCTTTATCTGTACTTAATCAATGTCCTACACTTGATAATAAAATCAACTGTAGTGAATGTACTCATGAGTGTAAACTCAGAATGCAACTTGAACAGTCCAAGGAGGATATTCCGCCAGAGTATCCGCCCGCTGTTATATATTACTAATTTAAATTGTTAGTATGGTGGATTTCAGTCAACCTAGAACTATTTATAACCAAAACCCTAATGGAAGTTTAGTAGTGCTAAACTGCTATTCAAGAGTACAATGGACTATACAACGGTCAACCAAGCATAATGCTTAGGTCAGAAGAAGGATATGGGTTACTTGCGAATAAGATATACGAATAAGCAAGATAGTTCTTTTTTTTAATCTTAAAATTATCAAAAATGAGTAAGACTAAAAGAATAAAAGTCCTAGAGGAATTTATTAGACTAGAGAAACTAGAGAAGAATTCTAGACAGGACTATATAGTGGTATGTGAAGAAGCCGCTAATAAACTCAAAAATGAGTTGAAAACAGAAGAAAAACGTGTTAGTAGATATCTTATATTAATATCGCAGAATACTAACAAGCGTAAAGAATCATACAGTAATCGTAAGCTTATAAAAGCAGGTGAGAGAGAAAGTTATCGCCAACGCAAAATTAGGCTGAACAAAGAACGTAGAGAATCTTTACACAATGGGTAGGTCAACCAATCCCTTAGTTAAAATAAATGCTACAGAGAATATTCAAGAAAGAATTAGAGCTGTAGCTTACTTTGGGAAGCTCACAACTGAAGCAGCAATGTATTGGTGTGAGAAACAGAAATATAGGCCGATAGAAGTTTATCCTATAAATATCACTGTAGCAGTATATGAAGCTAGAGAAAGATATTTTAAAAAATGTAATTTCATAGAAATTATTTCGTGATTAATAACTATAGTATCAAACATTTAAAAATTTATCAAAATGGCAGAAGAAAACAAATTGAACATCTTTGATGTAAACAACGAGAGTGATGACATTCAAGAGTCTATCTCTAACGCGAACAAAGTAACCGATGACGTAGTAAAGAAAGCAGCTGAAAAGATTGCCGAGCGCCGTAAGGAAAAACTTACGAACGAACTCATCGACGTGGTTCAAAAGTGTGAATACACTGAGAAGTCCGCAGCATTGCAGTTACGCCGTAGTAACCGCGTGAACCAGAGAATGAAGACCTATATGAAGGACTTGCACAATCTCACAGAAGAAGTGAAGAGTGGTAAGAAGCCAGTTACGGCCTGGAATGATGAAGCTCCAGCACTGAAGAAGCAGTTTGACAAGGACCTCATTGAAATTGACAAAAATATTGACAAGTCTCAAAACGAACTTGACGAAATCTTCCCCAATTCCTGGTCTTATCGCTGGAATAGTTTGATTCCCCGCTGTAACGGTTAATCAGACTAAAAAACTAAAATAAAAGAGATTCCAAACTTGAGTATCTTTGTATCTAAACAAGTTTAGTGTTTATAGAGGAATATCTATAGCGCCCTATGGGCCGAAAGCATATTGGACAGCACAAAGACCTGAATTAACAGGTCATACTAAGTATCTTTGTATCATTAGTATGGAA